GACGAAAGCGAACCAAACCACGCGGCAGGGAAATCCCCAACCGACGAGGCGGCTATAAAAGCCTCGAACACTTTCCACGAGCTAACTCAACCTGTTCTTGCAAGATTCTTTAAGCAACATACCTTAAATATATTTAAGGGCTTTTGGAGAGATTTAAAAACAGCTAATAAATCCGTTAAAGACAGTATTCACCCCACTAGGCGAATGGATTTACAGCGGACTTATAGGGAAGGCACAGTTGATGGCGTTGCCTATGTAGATAACTTATCTAGTGACCGTTGGAATACCTCTTGGACAAAAGAGATGAATAAAGCGAATAGCGAAAACACGCCTTTGCAAGCTACTCAAAGATTGAGCGGTATATGTTTTCCAGTTATTAAATCTACTGGTATTGAGTGGAAAAACTTTATCGCTAGCGTTAAAGGCAAACTACCCCTGTATCAGCCCTCTGGCCAACAGAGAGAGACCCGATTAGGCTTTGGCGAGAGACATTCAATTTGGACCAATAATAAAATGCCCGACTCTCTTCAGGAGTACGTGGAGTTAGGCAACCCCGTAACAAGCCCCGACTCATCACCAACTGATTATCACGGTTGGAATGATAAAACCGTTGATTCAACTAGGTTCAAACTGGGACTAATCACTGAAAACCCAAACACCCTAGGCTCTTACCTAGGTTATGGTAATAACTCAGAGAATACATTTAATACTTATGACGTTGTTAAAGAGTACCAAGACATTTCATTCTATAAAGAAGATAGAAGAGGTCAAGACATCAAGCAAATAGATAATCTTTACGACGCTACAGAGGAAATTATAAACGGTTATGGGCAGAATGATTCAAGAGGTGACACTTATAATCCGGGCGAGTGGGAGAACGCGGGTGCTTGGACAGCACAGGGCAAGAAGAACGACGGTAGTATAAATAACGCATTTACTGACCCGAGCACTAGGACAACAGCGTGGGCCGAGGAAATTAAAATGCCTGACGGTTCGACTCAAGGTCAAATACCAGTAAACTCAGTAAGACAAACTTTCCCAGGCAATGGAGAATGGGAGCTTTTGGGCCAAGAGCTTGACGAAGAGTTTGGTAAGTTTGCGCCCGTCTTTTCTAAAATTTACATTGACGATATAGGGGTAAGCATTGAAAAGGACGCTGATAGCGATAAATTCTTGGTTGGCAATAACCCTGTTAACGAAAAATGGGGCGACGATTATGGTGACAACCATTCTAAAGCTGTTGTCGATTTTCATAGGTTCTATGACAAGTACGTTTACCACGATTGGAAAGATAGTAATGGACAACAGAACTGGGAGAAAAACAATAACTATTGGAGCGCTTGGCACGCAGCTTATGAAGAAGGAATTAAGGGCGCATACATAATTAGCGGAACAGGATTTAACAGCGCGGAGGCCTTGGCTTCTATGTCTGGTCAGTTGATGATGTACAAAGAGGTGGTTAATAAATTCCACTTTACTGGAGAAGCACCTACGGTTGGCAGCGACGCGCAGCAGAAAAGAATCTTGACCGACAGAGCTACCGAAGCAGAAAAAGCCTCCTTTATAGGCACGGGTTACGCTCACTCCTTGGCCGACGCTTACGCTTTAGCCTCGGACCATTTAAATCACATAGTCCAAACTTGGGTTAACACAAATTATACAACCGAAGAAAAAGCTAGATTGTGCGACTCTGTTAGTCCTTGCCCCTGCATTAACGTGCGAAGTGGTCACTTAACGAAAATAGGCCAAGACGCTAACGGTTGTCCGGTTTTCAAGAGCGAAGAACTAGCGGAAAGCGACCTGCAAAATCAACCCGACGCTAATCTTCAAGAGATAACTAGTCTAAAAAAATCGAACGGTATCGCAGGAAGCCAATGCCACTATCAAATAACCAATGGAGAATGTAAATGGAATATAGAGCTTTGTGGAGGGGGTACGATTCCGGGAACGCCTTGGTCTGGAGAATGGGACACGGGACAAGCAAACGTTTGCGTCAAGGATTTATTGGTTGGTTATAATGGCGACGTCGTTTCTGTTTACGCTATGGGCTGTGAATCTAGTACTGGTGGCGATGATGCTGTAACGAAAGCTTCCGCCGCAGAGGCTTTAAAGGTTGAAATAGCTTCTAAAGAAAATGACCAGTGCAATAATGCTGGGTATGGCATCGGTTGGCTTGATGGAGCAAACAAGAAGAAAGCGGATGGCTCTCAGCAAACTTGGTCGGGCAATAATCAAGATGACCCCAATGTATTTGGTAAGTATGATTCAACTACAATCTCACAAGACCAAAGCATGAGTCCGCATTGGGTTGACGGCGTTAATTGGTATGATTGGTTGACTAGGACTGGCCAAGACGGTAAAACCTTTACAACCAGCAATCCAGAATACGCTAATTCAACCGCAACCTACATAGAGATTACTGGGGCTAGTAATATGACTGCGACGAATTTTCGTGATAAAGCGAATTTGCTCTGGGACGTATACACATTGAATCAAGGGTACTTGTGGGCCTACGGTGGAGTGAATCAAGCTGGCAAAGTAGAACACGGGGCGAACTGCACGACTCCGAGCACTGGGGTTATGGATGGCCCTATCCCATCAACTGTTGCGGGAGTCGGGTTTGTTATCGGCGGTAACGCTACTTCTTCATCCTATACTGACTTTTATTATGCAAGAGGCCAAGGGTCCCCCAGCAACGGTTGGGGTGATTTCGTCGGTGGCGGCGGCGCCCTAAGCATGGGACAACAAGGCTTTCAAAGTTTCTTGCGCGACTATGTGAATACAACAGATGGTAAACCCAGCTTTTGTAATGACTTTGTAGACGATTTGGGCGATGAGGGCAACTTGGTTGCTACATGGTTGCCTGTGAGCTCTATCACGCATGATAATGATGGAAACCTAGAGGGCGGCAATGATAACGTTTGGTCTTCGAATGTTAGTTCATGGGGCGGGCAGTCAGTAGGACCCAACGCTTATCAAGACTCGAATGGAACCGATATACAATGGAACTCCCCAGAAGTTGATTACGGCTGGAGAATAGATGAAGCTGGAACCAAGCTCAAAGCCAAATACAAAGGCTACGGATTCACTGGCTGTCCTTGTGAAACTTTTGTAACCAATTGGGCCGACGCGGCTAGAACAGAAGCTTTCCAAGCGGTTTACGACTGGCTTACAAACTCTTACACTGGAGACCCAGTGAGTTCGTTTGAGGGTGGTCAAAACTGCGCAGACAAATACGACCATAATCACGCAAGATACGAGGCCAGTTGGGGAAATGAAATTGCGGATGGCCTTTTAGAAAGCAGCACATTTGGCAGCATAATTCAGAGCCCCAGCTGTCGTCATGGAGGCTATGACGAGGGTGACACAGATGGTGAGATATCATCCCCGATTCAGCATTCGTACGTAGGCATGAGTAATTTCCCAAGTTACTATAGTCAGATGAGTTCAAATCCGGGTAATAATTGCGGCCATACCGATGTCGGAGACCTTGATTGTGCCATAGGTCCGTTGTGCGGCGCGGGAGCTGGCGCACTATCAAATGATGTCGATAACCAAATATGGTACTTGGGGCAAGACATTGAAGATGGTGGCCTCCTTGGGCATTATGGAACTGAACCGGATGGCGATAACGACTTTATGATGTGGCCCGTGGACAACGCATACAACTTTAAAAATTTACCCAATGGTTATAAGTGTTATTCTAGAAGCATTAGTGAGGTTCGCAGTTTAGAGAAGAAAGATGGAACAAGCGTTAACAAAACTTTAAACCTCAAAGAGATTATCGTTTCCGGTAGCGCAGTTGACCCTAACGGAACCGCTAGATATGGAATTATAGCTCACGAGTTCTGGGGAACATTGACAACGCCGGGCTCCATCGATTCCCCCACCACTTATAATTATGTTAGAATCCCTGTAAATGACGCTGACGATTGGCTGCTTTCCGCTACAGCCAAAAAATCCGTGATTGATAAAGAGGTATATGAAGTAAGACTAACTGGAGACGCTTATTGCAACTACGCGCACCACTACGCAACAGCTAAATTATACTCTACAAGTTACAGCGGCCAACTTTACGGCTCTGGAGTAACCCCTTGGATAACTGGAGTAACAGACTGGACAAGCAAAGGCGTAGTCGCCGCTCAAGGAGAAGGCGGCAAGCCAGTTATAAACAGCTTTGAAGAAGACTATTTGGTTCAGTACGACGGCAATACCAAAGGCCTCGAAACATTCGTTACTCACTCCGCAGCAGGTGCGAACACGGGTGGCACCCTGCCTAGTCGCACGGTGGGAGGCCTAACCGAGGCCCAGGCTCGGGGAGAAGCCGTTTATCATGGAATAAATAATCCAACAGCACCAGATACACCCAAGCAAGAGGATGGACAACAAAGCATAATCGTCGGTTACGATAAAGACGAAAAAGCCAAAGGACGAGCCCATAACGGAGCTGCTGACTACAGCGATACGCCTTACGGTGCAGCTGGTGGAGATAAAGTCTTTATTGGGGGGTGGCCCATACATAACCAATCTATGGACCAAGGAATTATTGGCGATGAATTTGACAGGCAAAAACAAAAAGGTAGAAATATAGGCGCAGCGTTTATTGGTCAAAAAGTTGTCATATTTGACCCAGAATTCGACACCTCAAAATACACAAATACCGTGCGAGGAAAGAGTCAACTTAACCGTGCGCTCCTAAATAGAGCTTACAAAAAATATTCGATAACAGTCGACAAAAAGAAGTTCGAGAGAGGTTCCATAGAGAGAGTCTTTGGAAACGAGCAAGCCTATTTAAATTACATTAAATCCTCTCAAATAAAACAGAACGTAACTATAGGCTCTTACGGAACTATTAATAGTCTTAATAGAGATTCGAAAAACATAAACGACATTCCATTTGATGGTCTGTACACGGTTCTTGAAGGAGACTTGGCGGCATGCCCCCATTGTCAACCGAATATCATTAAGGAAGGGCAGGAGGAATCGGCCGCTGTGAAAGACGTCATGTATTTCAATGAGTCATACATGATGGGCACCAAAGTTCAATGGGAAATTTACTCTGGTAATTACCACTTTGCCGTTCCGTTTAGAACTTATACAAGTCAAGTTAGTCATCCAAGACCCACCAATCAAGCCCAGAATGTCCGGGCTGGACATTGGCAAGAGGCGCTTAGGCCCCCAGATAAAGACAACAAAGACCCAAGGTTAGCTAGAACACAATACGCTTTGGCTGCTCACACTTACGGTCACCAATACCCTTCAACTTTAGGTTGTGAGTCTTATGGAGACGGCACCGACAGTAAGCTTGTTGAATACACAATGGTAAATGATAGACAATGGCTAGAAATTCCTTCGGGCGGATTGATGGAAATAACCAACAACCCGCTGAGGGGCGAGCCTGTGTGGGCTGGACCTAAAGCGCCTAAGATTTGCGAGTGTAGAGACTCGGACTACTCGGTGGTAGCCGCGGCTGACGAGACCGCTTGCACTAATGCGGGGGCGGGGAATACGTGGCACTGCATGGATTGGGATAACCACCCAAGTAATAAATGGACAGAGCTCGAAGGTTACTATAAGAAGACCGCGCCAAATAACGAGTTCCCTTACCAGCACTCCATCAATCTACACGAAAAAAGCCAAAAGACGGACGCCCAAGGGAATGTTAACGAAAGCATCGAGGACACCAATCCCCCCAGCTACTCTCCATGAGTATAAATATTTGAAAATTAGGAAAATAAAGGATAATATAATTGACCATATTGGGTGAATTCGGGGAAACTCTCTTTTGAGACAATCCCGAGCCAAGCCAGAAAAGGGCATAGTTTTTCTGGAAGGTGTAGAGACTAGAGGGTGAGCCCCAACAATAACCCCTCCAAGAGCGCCCAACGCCGAAAGGCGAAGATATAGTCCGAACTGCGCGGTGACGCGTAGAAGCTGTAATTAAAAAAACAGTGATAACATAATTGGATTAGACGGAAGCTAGCTTAGTGTTAGCGTTGCTCCGAGCTAAGGGCGAACTCGCTAATAAGCTATCCGTCTGTCGGTTAACCAATAAGCAAAAAGGAAAAAGGAAATATTATGGCAGCAAGGAAAAAAACAGCAAAAAAGACGAACAGTAAAGCTTCAGCCGCTAAGACCAAGTCTAAGGTGAGTCAATTATCTCAGACGCACGGTAAAACGGAGAAGTTCAAACCAACCACTTTAGACCAAATCTGGGGTGATACAGGAATGAACAAGTATAAAACGCTTGACGAAGAAGAGTACAAGGAAAGGCTTAAAGATATGGCCAAAGTTGACCTTCAGACCCACGCGGCAGAAATAGGCTTAATTCCCATTGATAACACCACGCAGCTCAAAAAGCGTCTTTTAGCCGAATTTAAGAAATACGTCAGCTCCTTTAAGGTTCCTGAGGTCAAAAGTAATAATGACAAAAACAGGCTAAGTAAAGAAGCTCAAAAGATTCTAAATGAGGGAAAATAATTCGCTGATTTGCTGCTATATGTGTAATTTCAGTTATAACATATGGCCTCGCATTACGATTTAAATATAACTCAAGGAAATTCTTTTAATGTAAGACTTGTTGCTGTGACCCCTAGCGGTACTCCTCATGACCTGACTAATTGGAGCTTGAGGGGCTATGCCAAAGTAAAATACTCAGACACTACCGCTCTTATAGACTTACAACCCACCAAGGTATCTCCTTATACGCAAGGCCTCATAGATATAAGTATACCCGCTACATTCACGAAAACCCTTCCTGTCACAGAAGGGGTTTTTGATATAGAAATGTATGATTCTTCGGGGTTCGTAGATAAACTAATTAAAGGATATGTTAGAATATATCCAGAGGTAACCAATTAAAAATGTCGCATACTGTACAAGTCATCACTTCGGGTAAAAGCATTCAAGCTGTACCAATAAGCTTAAATTCAATCCCACCCCAAATAATCTCTGGAAGCACAGGGCCTTCAGGCCCCGTTGGTCCCACTGGTCCCGCTGGGGGAAGTGCTGATTATTGTAATTTAAATAAATCATCTACTACTGAAAATATCAATGTAACTTACGCTAATAGAGTTTCTATTGGATTTGATAATACAGTTTCTAGGTCGTCGATATTTACCCATTCTACTAGTACCAATAACCAAAAAATAACTGTATCTTCTGATGGCCTTTATCAAATAAATGTTAGCATTGGATTTGACAACACGGGCTCTAACAGAGCTTCCCCAAGAGCTTCAATTTTTAAGAACGGCGTAGAAATAACTCAAACTAGATGCTCTGCATATAGTAGAGGTAGCAGCTACGGAGATGAAAAAACATTACAAATAAATACAGCTCTTCAACTTTCCACTAATGATTACATTGAAGTATTTGCGTGGATGGACGATGCAGATGGTTCAAATTCGGTTGATACAATCACTGGCGAAACTGAAATAGTAATTACAAGAATATCGCAAGCGGCGGCTGCTGCTGGCCCCGCTGGCCCAGCAGGAATTGCAGGGCCGACTGGCCCAGCAGGAAGCCAAGGCTCTCAAGGCTCTCAAGGCGCTCAGGGCGTTCAAGGTAACCTTGGACCCGCTGGTCCTACTGGTCCAGGAGGAGCAAACTTGGGAGCTGTTTCGCAGCACATGGTTCCTACTGTAAGTGGCGTTTATGATTTAGGGACTACAAGTAAGCCTTGGAGAAGTCTTTACATAGACAATAAGAGTCTTTATATTGGCGGCGTTAGAGTTACAGCAAACCAGAGCAATGGTACTCTGCAAACTCAAACCTCTGGACAGTCTGCGCCAGTCCCCTTAGTTACTGATTATACTGGTTTAAATTTTCACGCTTACCCAGCTATCGGTGATTTACCTACCGCTGCCGACAAGCACGGAATGCTTGCTCACGTACATAATGAAGGCGCTGTATATTTAGCGCACGGCGGCTCTTGGCAAAAGATTTATCCAGGAAACTTAGGACCAACAGGACCCACTGGCCCGAGTCAAGGCCCAAGCGGCGAACAGGGCATTCAGGGTATTCAAGGTGTTCAAGGTGAGTTCGGCGGAAATAGTCAATCGTTTACTTTTTATACTGGCGTTCAAGACGCTAATGTAGATGCTACTTTATCAAATCGTTCTGGGCACCTTTCTGTTTACGCGCCAACAGGAATAGAGCAAAGACTCTTTTTCGACCATTATAACTCTCATCACTCTAACATCTCTGGATGGGGAGATACAGTAAAATATCCAGGCACAATTAGAATATTCAAGGAAAATGATTCTAGTGTATTTGCTACTTATGATTTAATCAACGAAAATCCAGCCGCAGGATTTGGCACACCTTGGCCGCAATTGAAGAGCGGTTGTTTGCATGGCGGAACTGTAAACATGAAATACAGCTTCATGAAGGGCGGCAACACCGTCGTGGAGCAAGGCAATAGTTACAGCACTCATACGTTTGGAGATTATCAAGACAGCAATCCAAACCTAGTGTCTCAATGGACGGGAGAAATCGCTGAAGCTCTTGACCAATGGAAAAGCATTTTTGAAGATATTTATCCTAATTTAACTTTAAACTTTGTTAATATGGGAGTAGAAACAGGGGTTGTGCCAGCTAGTGATGTAGCTCCTATTTACCCAATTCCTCACCCGCAAGAACAGGGCATTGGTGATATTAGATTTTCTATGCATGAAATAGACCAGCAATATAATGTGTTGGCTCATGCTTATTCTCCGGGAGGAGTTATTGGTGCATCTGGAAATATTGGTGGAGATGTACATTTTGATGTGGATGAAGATTGGCGCTTAGATGGCCAAACTGACCCAGGAGGTTTTAGTATTAAATACGTGACAGCTCACGAACTCGGTCACGTACTTGGAATCGGACATGACGCTTCTTGCTGCTCTGTGATGAAGAGTACCGCAAGCTCATCTTATAATTTTGACGATATATACCCAAGCGGATTAAAGTATTCAATAGACGAAAGAGAAGCTATTGAAAGTATTTATGGCGACGGATGGGGCTACGAAAAAAGAACAATTAAAAAAGAATCTAGCAATGGAACTTTCCAAGATGGTGATTCTGTAGTCCTTTCGTTTATCGAGGGCGGAGCAGACGGCGCAGCAGGGTCTCAAGGAGTTGCTGGGCCTACTGGTCCTTCTGGCGGTCCCGTAGGGCCTACTGGCCCATCTGGACCCAGAGGTATAACAGGCCCAGCTGGAGCTCAAGGTAACGCTGGCGCAGTAGGAGCCGCTGGCGCTACAGGAGCCGATAGTACCGTAGTTGGACCCACTGGAGCCGTTGGCGTAACTGGACCTCAAGGTTCTCAGGGTAACGCTGGCGCTACAGGAGCCGATAGTACCGTAGTTGGACCCACTGGAGCCGTTGGCGTAACTGGACCTCAAGGTTCTCAGGGTAACGCTGGCGCTACAGGAGCCGATAGTACCGTAGCTGGACCCGCAGGGCCCACTGGAGCCGCTGGCGTAACTGGGCCTCAAGGCGCTCAGGGTAACGCTGGCGCGGCAGGAGCCGATAGTACCGTAGCTGGACCCACGGGAGCCGCTGGCGCAGCAGGAACCGCAGGAGCCACTGGACCTCAGGGAGCTCAAGGCAGTGCTGGTGCAGCAGGACCCACTGGGGCCGCTGGCGCAGCAGGAACCGCAGGAGCCACTGGACCTCAGGGAGCTCAAGGCAGTGCTGGTGCAGCAGGACCCACTGGGGCCGCTGGCGCAGCAGGAACCGCAGGAGCCACCGGGCCCGCAGGTTCAACAGGCACTCAAGGTAGCTCTGGAGGTAGCGGACCAACTGGACCAGGAGATACATATGTAACAACTTCATCCACCAGTTTAGCTATTGGAACTGGCTCTAAATCTTTAACTGTCGGCGTTGGTCTTTCTTACAGCGTTGGTCAAACCGCTATTATCTCTTATGACAATAGCAACAAAATGGAAGGCTCTGTTACTTCTTACAACTCTGGCTCTGGAGCTCTTGTTGTAAATGTTACTTCTGTTACTGGTAGTGGCACTTATACTAGTTGGGAAGTTAATTTGAGTGGTGCTCCAGGTCCCGCAGGGCCAACAGGAGCCGCTGGAGCCACAGGAGCAGCTGGCGCAGCAGGTAGTAACGGCAGCGATGGCGCTGCTGGTGCCGCTGGCGCTACAGGAGCCGCAGGAGCCGCAGGACCCACGGGAGCCGCTGGCGCAGCGGGCAGTAACGGCAGCGATGGCGCTGCTGGAGCCGCAGGTGCTACGGGAGCCGCAGGAGCCGCAGGAGCCGCAGGACCCACGGGAGCCGCTGGCGCAGCAGGTAGTAACGGTTCTGCTGGAGCCGCTGGAGCTACTGGAGCCGCAGGACCCACGGGAGCCGCTGGCGCAGCAGGTAGTAACGGTTCTGCTGGAGCCGCTGGAGCTACTGGAGCCGCTGGAGCCACGGGAGCCGCAGGACCCACGGGGGCCGATGGCGGAGCGATTACCGTCGCCACGGAAGATATTTATACAACGGTATCATCTGACGACAACTACTTCGATGTTATGGCTCTGTTGCATTTCGAAGGCTCAAACGCGCAAACGACAACGGAGGACGATAGCGAAAGCCGTCACACCCCCACTATGGTGGGTACTGCGCAGCTTTCCACAGCGCAGAAGAAATTTGGGTCAACAAGTCTTCTTCTGGACGGCGACAGCGACTACGTTACTATGGCTGATTCTCCAGATTGGGATTTCGGCTCAGATGATTTTACAATTGAGTGTTGGTTCTATTATGACCAAGCGACAGCACCGCAATATTCTACTATTTTTGATAGAGGCTCTGGAGCTGGTAATGGTTTCAGTCCGTTTTGGGTAGCGGTTCTAGATGATTCAGGTCTTAAATTAGTAGCCACTTGTGGTACTGGCGGAAATCAAACGAATGTAATTGATAACTATAATCTGGCAACTATTACTAACAATACGTGGCATCATGTTGCGTTGACGAGACATGGCAACAACTTCTACATCTACTTAGATGGCGTGTCCTTATCTGGCGCGGCTCAAACAGATTCAGGCGCGTTGACAGACCACGCCTACCCTGTTCTTATCGGTGCTCGTGGTCAAAGCGGACACGGAAGCTTTTGGGGCGGTTATATTGATGAGTTCCGCATATCCAAATTATGCAGGTATCCTAGCGGTACTACATTTACGCCTTCGACAACTGGGCTGCCCGGCGAATCGAGGTACAGCCAAACAGTTGTAACAAGTGTTACGGGGGGCGGCATTTGTGCGGTAACCGCCCTTAATAACGCCACGGCAAACGAGCTTGTAACCGTTGCTTCTACAACTACCGAGTTAGACGCCGAAGCAAGCTTAACTTTTGATGATACAAATGGCCTTTACATAGCCAAGTCTATAAAAACAGCAGTAAAGACTCATAGCGCTGGCGGTAATGTTGATTTAGATTTCGAACACGAACCCCTACAAACAGTAACTCTTAATGGTGATGCAGACTTTAGTACCCCAGTAGGAAACAAAGAGGCTGGCAGGTCAATGGTTGTTAGAATAGTTTGTGATGGAGCCGCCACCAAAAGGGACTTGTCTTTTCATGACGATTGGAAATTTGTTGGAGAGGAACCCGCGAGCATCGCCGCAAATAAAATCGCAATCTTAAGTATGACATGCTTCGGCACGAATGAGTCCGATGTTGTTTGTAGCTATGCAGTTGAAGATTAATCATGTCTATTCATGCCCACAAAACTGGTCTAGTCAAAACATTAGGTCAACAGTCTGATGCTATTGTTACAGATGCCAATGGAAACGGAAGTAGTAATTTAATTGGAGAATGGAGACCGGGCGTAGGCGTTTCTAACGTCCATAAATGGGACAACCAAGTTAGCGGTGGTAATCATCTTGGAAGAAATAACAAACTCAATGCTGCTACTGATGGTGTGGACGCCGAAAGCGGTCCTCCAGCAGTTATGGATTTTGACGAAGATGACTGGCTTGGGCCGAGAGCTGACGACACATATGAAGGAACTCCTTTTAGCATGGATACATCTAACGCATTTACTGTGGCTCAATGGTTTAAAAACAAAAACGGAATTGAGCATGTAGCCTTTTGTTTGCACGTCACCACCGGGACCGTAGCGAAGCTGATTGTTAGTCAATCTGGAGGAACCGCTAATAAAGCTAAGTTAACCGTAGGTGCCGAAACTCCCGTAGAATTTGATTATACTTTTGCTGATAATACTTGGTATTACATATCGCTTGTTTATGATGGCAGTAATGATTGGAGCTTCTTTGTGTACGGGTCTTTTGTCGGCTCTGCAACCATTGCCAATTCGGGTCTTTATGGCTCTTCAGGCACAGAGCTTCTGATAGGAAGAGATGCTGGCACCTCAACTTATTCCGGTGGCACAATTAAACTTGGTCATGTACATGTTTACGATTTAGCTTTAAAAAACTCTCAATTAAGACAAAACTTTCTGGCAAGCCACTCTATAAACAACAGTAGAACTTACGGAGCAACATACACAGCATGAAGAAATTCGTAATAGTACCATACAAATATATAGATTATGTTGACTTTAGTCTTGTTCAGCAGGATAATCGCAAATCTGTCAGGCGCTCTTTGGATGGCGAATACTTTCTATTAAAATATGAGGGAGAGCAACCAGAATTTATATTCAATATAACTCAAGACGCAGTAGGGCTCGAAGAGTTTAACAAGGAAGAGATTAGTCAGATTCTCAATAATCACCCCTTATGGAGCAGCCGAGGCTAAAATACAACAACCAAGAAATTGGTTTGCGTAGTCTAGGGGAAGGCTTATTTGAACCCAAAAACCTTTCCGTGTTTAACGATGCGGTTTCAGACCAATTAAAGCTTGACTCTACTCCGAAAAAGTTTTGGTTAGAAAATTCGCCCCCGAAGCATGAGCCTAAAAAATACCACAAAATAGAAAGCTTTTGCTTCGTCGCCACAGCAAACCTCAAAGATGAGGCTGAAGTTTTACTAAGGACTTTGAGACTTTTTCACGATGAGCCTGTTTATATCATTTGCGATAAAGAAACTAGAATTCATTTAAATAAGATGCAATTATGCGATAATGTTAAATTTAAAACAAGCGCGGAAAAAGAGCATCTAGACGCTATACAAGAAAAAGTTTTCGAAGGTCACTCTTGCGTGGCTAACGATATCCATCATGCGCCTTCCATCGTGAAGAAGATGGAGGCTATGGACTTCGCCTTAAAACTCCACGATAACACTTTTTTTCTAGACACTGATATTATAGTTTTGGATAATTTGCAAGAATACTTCACGGCGGAAATCGTTTTATCGCCGCACTTTTACCCAAAGGAAAAACAGCATAAAGGATTTGAATTCGGATTTTATAATGCGGGATATTTATTTTGCGCGAATAAAGGATTTCCAAGGTTTTGGAGGCACTTGTATTTGACTGACTCTACTTTTTTCGAGCAGGAATGTATGAACAGGATATCCGATTATTATAATATACAAACATTCAACAAGCGGCACAATGTAGGATTTTGGAGAGGCGAGGCTTTACCAATTGAAGCTAAGTCTGTTCATACTCATATCTCTGAATTAGGCAGTGCGGGAAGAGGGTTGGAGCTAATAAGGCTAAATAAAACAACAAAGGATTACGCCTTATCTCAAACAAAAAACAAACCAATTATAAATAGCCACTTAAGAAAACACTACAACCCCGACTGCAATAGAAAACTTGCATTCATACATTTCGGTAAAGCCGCTGGAGTCTACATACAGCACTACATAAGAGAGCAGGTTTTCCCGCGCATGAAACATTTTAACTCTTGGTGGGATTTTAACTACAAAAATAAAAGAGCTCTGACTAGAGATTGGACTGAAGAAGAGCTGCTGGAAATAGCTGACGCCAACGTAGAAGAAGCGCTAACACATAATCACCACATAAACTGGACTAAGGAATCTGTTAAAAAATTTAATGACAACGGCTGGTTAACGTTTATGTTTATAAGAAACCCTAAAGACATAATGTGTTCGTTATACTTTTGGGCGCAGAGCCAGTGGGATAGATGGGACTCCGAAGACAAAAGCGCTCAGGCCTTGAGAGAGCCTTTGACAGAGGAATTAAAGTATATATCTGGACAAGATAATCCATATAATGTTAGCTTGGATGATTTTGTTCGCGGTATGCTAAGCGGTAAGGGGGCGCAGTATTTATGGGTGCTGCCAGACTATATAGACGACATACAGCACGTAGCAGAATTTAACGACAAAAATTTTGGCTCGTTTTTGTTAGACAACTTTCAACACCTATATGCCCCCCTGAGAAAACGGAACATCTCAAAAAGCGAGGGGTATAAAGCCTATTTAGACCGAGGCGAAATCTCCAAAGAAACACACTCTATGGTAGAAAGCCATCCAGAGTATAAAAGGTATTTAAAATACTTATGAACTTAGATAATTTAAAAAAAATTAAATTAGCAAGGAAACTTATCGAAGATGGGAAAAAATATCATTATGTCAAAAATGGAAAAAAAAGAATTTATAGCACCGTAGTAAAAACTAGCGAGTTAACTCATAAAGGTCAAAAAATACTAGACATAGGAGGAAGTGATAGAAAAAATTATTCTTTTAAAGAGTATACCCTTTCCCTTTGCGATGTAGAATATAATTACATCACGCGTGGGAATTTAGATATAAGAATTGGAAAATTACCTTACGATAATGATTCTTTCGATTTGGTTGGTTGTCACGAAGCCATAGAGCATTTTTGGTTAATGCATGACGGCGGGATGCTTAATTGGGATGGAATACTTAATTTTTGGAAAGAAGCTTACAGAGTTTTAAAGCCTAATGGTACTTTTTACGTATCTACCCGTAACCGAGTGTGCCCTTTAGCATTACTAAAAGTTTTAACAAATGATTTTATTCAAGTTTCTTTTCCTACCGTTAGCCGAAAGGGTCACGTAAACGAGCTGTGCGCCAAAGATTTAAGAAGTATAGCAGATGCTACAAAGCTGTTTACTGCCAATACGATATTTAGCACCTCTTCCCTTCCTCGGTACAGACAAGCACAGGTGAACCAAAAAACTCCAAGGCTACAGAATTTTTTAGGAAGAGAAATTCTGCAAGAAGAATTGTACGACACACTACATTTTATCTCTAAGAAATACAGACACCAAATAAATAAAAAATGAACCTTACAGAAACAAACCTTAAAAAGATTAAATTTGATATCCTTTCAGAATTCAACTCTGATTGTTGGATAGCTGGAGGAGCCATAACGGATTTCTTCTTGGGTAGAAAGATTAGGGATATAGATATATTCTTCCCCTCCGAAAAGCTAACCGTCAAAGGTAAGAACAAGCTAATCAATTTGGGCGGCAAAGTGACCTATGAATATCCGTCTGGATTCTGCATGAAATACAAGGGAAACTCCTACGACCTCTGCTCTATAGGAGAAACCGCGCAGGAGACTATAGACAACTTTGACTATACTGTTTGTTCTATCGCGGTGGATAAAAATGAGAAATTCGTCCATCACCCAAATTACTTTAAGGACCTACAAGAGAAAGAAATACATTATATTGGCAATCATCCCAATAAATTCTATGTAAATAAGGCCAAAAGATTATTGAGATACATGGATAAAGGCTTTAGTATAGACCAAGAAAACCTAGAAAAATGGGTAAGTATGCTGATTACGGACCATAAAAAGCATAAAAGAAAATATTGAAATAGGTGTAAATTAAATAGGTATGAAGATTGTAGACATAGCTGATGAAATTTTCCGCGAATTAGACCAACCGAAAGATGTGTCTATTCCGCAGATTGCTTTTTGGATTAGGGTAAATGTGGGCTCGTTGAATAACCTGCTTCACACGGAATACGCGATTGACACGACAACCTTGGAGATTAGCCCAGACCCAGGAATTCAAGAGAAATCAATATTAAAGAGGCTTTATAGCATACATTATTATAGCCTAAAGATTAGAGCCACCCTTGGTGCCGTGGCTTTGGATACTATCGTTGAGGTGGGCTCAGATGGCTCTTACGTTAAAAAGGCCAATAGAAACGAGACCAGCAAGGTATATACCTCAATTAAAAATCAAGAGCAACTGGAGCTTAACAGAGAAATTGCTAGTTATAAATTAGGTAAAGCTTCACCGATTCAGGTCGCAGGGGATGATACAGCCACCCCAGTTGACAGCCCAACGACTAGCGAATTAAGAACTAATAAGTAAAAATGCCGAGCTTAATATCAAACGTAGAAAAAGCAGAATTGGCCTTGGTCTTTAAGGATATCTTCGACACGTTCAAAAGGAAGATAACCGTACACAAAGAGCCTGTTAAGGTCGTTGCTAGCGTGGCTAATAAGCCTATGGCTGGCTACGGCGAAGACTCGGAAGAGTCTAATGTAAGTTACGTGCCGCAGAAAAAAGAATTTGACGCTACAATTTCATACTCCCCGCAGCAAACGGAGGTGTCAACTCAGGTCGGTACATACGAAATAGGAACTGTTAGAATAAAAGTAGAAGCAGACGCAGCAAGCTATATTAAAACAGGTAAAACAGAGAGAATAGAGGTGGACGGAAAATCGTTCAATAAAGTTACCGACGATAAAGTTCAGGACTTTTTAGGCACGAAATACTACGTCTTCTATTTACAAGCCACAACATAATGCCTAAATTTAACACCAGACAATTTGAGCGAGACGTAGCTAAACAAATGGCTTCGAAGCAAATGCAAAGAGAGGCTTTTTCTACCGTGCAAGCTAGGATTAATGAAGCTAGACGAGAGTTAATTAACGACTTTGAGTCTCACCCAGTAACTAGAGAGATTGAGGGTGGTACAGAGTCTAGCAATTTATCTGGGACTTTGGGTGGTTATGGAAACCTTTTTACTTTTATAGGCTTTTCGGCGGGCAGTAATCCTACGTCGCAGATTAAAAAGTATTTACTAAGAACTGCCAGAGTGTTTAGGCAACCGAAAAGGGTGGATAGGAAACAGCGGCATGTTGATATGACTTTCAGCATAGACACACCTAAGAAAGAGGATATAGAATCACTAACACCCTCGCCTTGGTCTGGAAAAAGTTGGACTAGAGAAGTTGAAAGAGGCATTAGCGGTTTTGGTTTTTATATGTATTCCAACGATGGAATAACAGACTCTCGCTCTGGTAAAGCTGCTCAGGTTAGTAATAAGGTTAGGTCTTTAGCGTATAAACCCGTGAAATACATGAGTGACATTTTAGATAAATTTTATAGTAAATTAGGATGAAAGCACAATTTGACAACACAGTAATGTCTAGCTTCTACCTTTGGTTTGACCATATCCTGCTGACCAAAGGCGAGGCTTTTACTAATTTCTCTTCGTTTTTTTACGAAGCAGACGATATGTACCAAGGCTATAATGCTTACGGAGCTCCGTTCAAGCAGCTGGTGTCAGATACATCTGTCACAGGAGCTACCGTACTGAACACTCTTATTCTAAACAACACTAGTATAAGCAGGGGTCAGCAGAATTTTGCGGCTGTAAATTACGATAAAGGACACGTTTATTTCTCTAATCCCGTGGCTAATGTTAGCACCAGCCTAAGGGGGCATTATGCTGTTAAAGATTTCAATGTTCATATTACCAACGATTTAGAGGAAAAACTACTTTTTGAGACTCAGTACAAGCTGAGGAATAAAACTGACGCCACTGCGCAAGCCATAGCTCACGGCACCAAAACTTACCCAGCCGTCTTCTTAAAGAATAACGGTGGGCAAAATGAGCCTATGACGATGGGTGGCGGGGATTTGACCAGTATTGATGTAAGAGCCATAGTTTTATCGGATTCTCAGTTCAAAATGGACGCGGTTGCCTCGATATTCAGGGATAAAGCCAAGTCTTTGATTCCTCTCGTAGATGAAACCGACATGCCCTTTAACAGCTTGGGCGATTATACCAACGTGGCAAACCCCTATCATTATAAGAGCCTATCTTCGACATCGCTCCAAAATAATAAGAGTATCTTCTTAGATAAGGTGTATATTAGTAAAATAGGTGGATTATCGTTCGCTCAGAAAGCTAACGCAAACCCCGATGTTTTTAGTATGTTTATTGATTTTGAGCTTAATGAACTGAGATGGCCTAGAAGCTGAATCCAGTTCCCAAAACTAATAATAATATGTAATTTAAAGTAAATAAAGGATTATAACAATGGCCAGAAATAGAGTAATTTATCAAAGTGAAGCACTGTATGTGAGTCGTACCGGAACTGCCGCTCAGGGTTGTCAGGTGAACCAAGGGGCTGATAGCCTCGCTGGTAGCGCCACAATCACTGCGGGCGAAAGACCAACGCACATACAACGTGTTCAAAATGCAAACTACAGTTTCTCGATTGAGAGACAGGACGTTAACCAATTCGGTAACCTAGCTGCTATCGACAGAATCATCTTGAGTTCCCCCACCGTTTCCTTGGACTTCCAATATTTGGTTGGTAACATGGCGAACGAGAACACTATGGGCTTTGAGGTTAATTCTGTTGGAACTGCTACAGGTAGCCTTGTATCAGCTATTAAGAATATTCTTGATAAGTCTGGCGATGAAAAGTGCTACTACATTAAAACCGTTGGTGAAGGTTTAGACGAGCGCGACCAAGACCGTACCGCTGGTTCTAGCGTTATCGGTCTCGGTAACGGCTACATCACTTCTTACTCCACTGAGGGTTCAGTGGGTAACTTCCCGACTGTTTCCGTAAACGTAGAAGCTCTAAACATGAAGGTTTACAGCGCCTCTTCAGGTTTGATTCCCGCTGTTACCCAGTCTACTGGTGCAGCCAACTCCACAAACTTCTTCCAGCTTCCTTCTGGTGGTGATGGAAACGGCAAACACGCTTTGGCCGCTGGCACGAACAAGCAGTTGTCTGTTCTAAGACCGGGCGATATTACCTTTTCGTTCCAACACAAGGCCAGCCTTGCTGGTACGTATACCACTTGGGGTGATACTGCTCCTACAGCAGCTAGCAATAGTAGTTCGGACAGCTTGGAAGACGGCGAGCACGCCGCTGGCCCCAACTTGTCTCAAGCATCTGGCGACAGCGCCAAAGCAGCTAAGCTTCAAAGCTACAACGTGAGCTTCGATATTAGCCGTACTCCTCTGGAGAAATTGGGCAGCAAGTTTGCGTTCTCTCGTGAAATTGACTTCCCAGTAACGGTTAGCATGTCAATGGAAGCCATGGTTGCTGACATGAACGTCGGTGGTTTGGACCAGCTTGTTTCCGACGACGGATTCTTCCACTTGAACGTGGACTTGAATGCTCCGGGAACAACCACTGTAGTTGCTAGTTACCACTTGATTGGTGCCAAGCTTGATAGCCAAGAGTTCTCAAGCGGAATTGGTGACAACAAGAGTGTTACCTTGAACTTCAGTTCTCAGATTGGTGGACCAAACGACACCGACTCTGGCTTCTTTATGGAAGGTATCTCCTCCTAAGAGTAGGTATATTCAAAGATTCAGGGGCTCCCATTTTTGGGAGCCTTTTTTTTGTGAAAAGTGCTTTTTTAGTGTAAAATAAAGTAAGGAAAAAGGTATCTCTAGGTATGGAAGGAGAAAAGGCTAAAGACTTCTTAAAGTTTCAGGTTCGTCGCAAAGTGACAAATCTATACAAAAACTTTCTCTTTATTTTGGAAGATTCAAGTAACTCTCAATACAATTCTCAGGAAGCATATCAACGTAATAGAAAAAGAATATTAGATTATGGTAATGATACGATTAGAGAAATCGAGGAGATATTGGATAGCTTAGATATAGAATTAAAGTAATTATGAAAAAACTATTTACATTTACGCTGGATAGGGACATTAAGGAAACCGTAAAAGAAGAGTCTAAAAATGACAAGGGCGAAACTGTGACTACGGAAAAAGAAGTTGTTAGGCCCACTAAACAAAAGGTATTTTTGAAGAAGCCTACTCGCTCTCTATTTGATGAGGCCGAGCTGTTTTACGGAGTTAAATTATCCGAAGGAATCAAGGCTGGGCTTCTTACTAGAGCGCTGCTCGCTAAAAGATTCTCTAACGATGGGGGCGTGTTAAGCGAAGATGATAAAGATAGATATTCAGACCTTTATATTAAGCTTTACGAGCAGCAAATAGACATCGAACGCATGTCTGCCACGCCAGCTAAAAAACGAAATACAGATGAAGAGTCTAAGCTAAATGACGCCCTAGAAACCTCGGCGGACTTGAGACAGCAGTTGACAGATTTTGAAATGGCACAGTCCTCTCTATTCGAGCAAACGGCAGAAAATAGAGCTAGAAACAAAACTATCCTTTGGTGGACGCTTCAGCTTTCTCACGTAATTAACGAGGACGACACAGAAGAGGCTGTATTCGCTGGGCAAAGTTTTGATGATAGACTCAGCTCCTATGATGCTCTTGAAGAATCTGAAGATGAATACCATGATGAGCTTCTGCGTAAACTGGTTTACTATGTTAGCTTCTGGTACGTGGGAAGAGTCACAAGTCAAGAAGAGTTCGAACAGCTTTTGAAAGACTCTGGTGAGGAGTTATTTAAAGAGTCTGCGCCAGCTAAAGAAGAACCCAAAGAAGAACCAAAGAAAGAAGAACCAAAGAAAGAAGAGTCAAAGAAAAAATCAAATAAACAAAAATCTGAAAAAGTCACAGAAACCACTGTTGAATCCAATAAAGGCTCGGAGGGGGAATAAAATTTAACCCTTAAACTATGGCCTAAGCCCCCTTTAAACGGGGCTTTTTTTATATTGACATGAGTAATTTAGTCCCAAAAGAGAAGCTTAGGCAGATTTACGCCGACATATTAAGGGGTAGGTCTGACTTTGAAGATGAAACTTACGGAAAAATTTTTATCAAGCATCTCACCATATGGGACACAGAAGTTCTAGATGAAAGACGAGAAGAACACTTCTTAGAGGCTACTCAAAAAGGCTTGCCATCCAACGAAGAGAAGCTGCAAATTCTTTTGGATGAAGGAACTTGGACAAAAGAGAAAGAAAGAAAACAGAAAGAGTTTATAGAATTCATATCCAGAATGAATGAGACTAAGAGTAAAATGCTTCTCAAGTCCGAAAAAGACGCCTTGCAAATACAAATAGAAGAAGCCGAAGAAGAGCTGGATAAAATAATCACTGAGAAAACGCACCTAATAGGTTTAACCTCCGAGATATACGCAGACAAAAGAATTAATGATTACTATATCTTCTTGACTTTATACTCTGATAGAAAGTGTGAAAACAACTTGTTCAATGAGGAAGAGTTTGATGAGTTGAATGATATAGAGCTTTCGAAGCTGGTTACTGTATATAATTTAGTTTCGGGGCAATTTTCAGACAAAAATATGAAGCGGCTGGCTTTGAGTAGTTTCTTTCTTAATAATTTTCATCTTTGCAAAGACAACCCAATGATATTCTTTGGCAAGCCAGTGGTTAATCTAACGTATCATCAAGCCGATTTGTTTGCTTACGGAAGGTATTATAAACACATGCTTTCCGAGATGAAACACCCCCCTTCACAAGATGTCATGCAAGACCCAGATAAACTATTGCAGCTATACGAAATAGAGAAAAAACAGGAAGAAAATGGCGGCGGCAAGGAAGCTACGGGCGTGGCCTCAACGGTGGTTGGCGCAACCAAGGAAGATATGGAAGCCCTAGGCATGACTAAAGACCCATTAGATGCAGGTACAGTCGATTTAAACGAAGAAATACGCAAAAAAGGTGGGACATTAAGTATGGAAGACATGATAAAATTGCATGGAGTATAATTAAAAACTGTGTAATTTACTTTAGGAACAAGGTATATGGCTATAATACCCACAGCGGAAGTAACAGTAAAAACGGTTGCGGATAGAGCTTCTTTGCGAAAGGCGGAGAAGGATATCACAGGTGCGCTTAGAAAGGTCGAGCAATTATCATCTAAGGGTGGGCTACTCTCTAAATCTTATACCCAACCATTAGGTAAAATTACTGGTGCTGTTGGCGAATTCGAAAAATCCTTAGAAGCTTCTAACGCTCGTGTTATCGCGTTCGGGGCGTCGGCTGGCATCATATATAACGTAACCCGCTCTATTGAAGGCATGGTTCGTTCTGCTGTTCAGCTTGAGCATAAGCTGGCGGAGATTAATGTTATCTTAATGGCCAGCACGCAAGGCCTTAAAACTTTCGGGAACGAGCTATTTTCAATAGCAAAAAATACAGGGCAAACATTTGAAGCTGTTTCTGATTCGGCTTTAGAATTTGCTCGTCAAGGTTTAGCGGTAGAAGAGACGCTCAAGCGAACTTCTGACGCTATGATTCTAACTCGCCTATCTGGGTTGGACGTTCAATCTTCTGTTGAGGCCGTAACCGCCACTATAAACAGCTTCAACCAAACCGTTATCACCTCTACAGCGTTAGTCAATAAACTTGCTAATGTTGATGCCGCATTTGCCGTGAGCTCTGCTGACCTAGCTAAAGCCGTGAGTCGTGTTGGTAGTTCCGCTCAGGACGCTGGGGTTAGTTTGGACCAATTGATTGCGATGGTTACAACCGCACAGCAAGTAACGGCTCGTGGCGGTTCTGTGATTGGTAACTCATTAAAGACTATTTTTACCAGACTACAGAGGCCAAAAGTTATATCTGATTTAGAAGCTTTTGGGGTTGTAGTTAGAGACGCCCAAGGAGCGACCTTACCAGCCATTCAAACGCTACAGAACTTTGCCAACGCTTACGATAGCCTGACTCCATCTCAACAGGCCGTTTCCGCTGAAATGGTTGGTGGTGTTTTCCAAGTAAACGTATTGAAAGCCGCTATTGGTGATTTAGGCAAGCAATTTTCAATTTACGATAGAGCCTTAGGAACTTCTGTAAACTCTACTGACCAAGCTATAGCTAGGAACGCGGAGTTAAACAAAACTCTTAACACCCTAGTTAATGAGAGTATGCAGAATCTTTTAAAAGTTGGCGCAAGCATCGGCAACATCACGATAGGCCCAGCGCTTAGAAACAGCTTGGAAGAGATTAACGAAATGCTCGAGGGTATGGATGACCAGTCTGACGCGGGCTCAATTGGCATGAAGATGGGCAAGGGCATTCTGGAGGGCATAGGCAACATCTTAAAGGGACCGGGCATGCTTATCTTAGGCGCTCTTGTTGGTAAGCTTTTGTTTAGCTTCAGTAAGTTTGGCATAGACGCAGTTAGAAGTTTCGCTGGAATGAACGAGGGCGCGAAGAAGCAAGCCGAAATGCAAATGCTTATTCAAAACATTCTACTTAAAAACCCAGATTTAATCGACGCCGCAAGAAGCAGTGAAGAAAACTTGGTTAGGGTATCGGATAAAATTCTAGAAAGTATTAGGGCTAGAAATTTCGCTTTAGCTCAGTCCGCTGACCTATCAGCGGCCATGGCTAGGAACTTGACGAGCGTAGACCTTGGTGCTTTAAATTTAGCTATGCAAGGTGGAGGCCAAACCGAAGGCGCTTGGAGACCAACAAATATGTTTGCTGGAGGTTTGGTTCCTAACTTCAACAAAAAGAAAGAAAGAGCCACTACCGAAGCAATAGGGGCTTTACAAGGCGGTTATAAACCGGGCACCGTAAAAGAAATGAATGTGCAAGGCGTTGGTAGGGTAACCTACAACTCCGCCGAAACAGTAAAGACCTTTGGTGGTATGTCCCAGCCAGCAATCATGCCTCCGAGCGGCAGTGATGCAGGTAAAGCTTACAAGCAGAAATTTGCAGAACAGCACGGATTTAACCCTTACGCCGCACAAGGGTTTATTCCTAACTTTGCTGAGCTAACAACAAAAGAGTGGATTCAGAAAGTTAAGGCTGGCCCAAAATGGAACGAGTCTGACATACTCGAAAAGATGTACAAGATGCAGACTGCGGAAGAGATAGCTAAAGAATATTATCCGCCACAAGCCTTACAGCAATTTGAAGAAGAAAGAAAAGAAGCTAAATTGGCTGGCGTAAGATTGCAAGGCGGACCAACTCAATCTATAAGAAACGTTTTCCGCACCGGCGAGAAAAGTGGGTGGGTTGGGGCTCCAGATGATTCAAAATACGCTGGGTTTAGAGACTTCTTAAAGAAGCAGGGCGCGCCTATTTATCAAGGCGACTCAAAATTAGGTTTTAGATTTGATAAAGGAAGCTCTAAAGATTTCAAACCTATTGACTTGCCTACTGATTTTAAGGGTATTGATTTATTTGGTTCTACTCAATTAAGAGTGGATGCGCTCAAAAGTGCTGCGTTTGGGGCTTTCGGTAAGAAAGGCCTCATGTCAGCGAATATTAGCTTGGATGACTTTTTTGATTCAAGAAAAGGAGAGCACGGTTATGGATTGAAAACCCCTAAGGGTTTAGATAAAGTATTTAGCCCTAATGACGTTATACAGTTTTCTATTCAGTCTTCTACGATACCAGTAGATAACCCCAATAGAGATGACCTTAAAGCGTCTGGGGCAAGATTATCATTTAAGAATAAAGAATTTGATAAGGTGTTCCGCGACTACATGACGCATAAAAAAATAGGCAAAACCAAACAAACCCAAGAGGTTAAAGAGGGTAGAGCTATGGAAGCTGCCGTATTCCATTTCATTAATAAAATGGCAGACCCCGTTCAAGAGGACGGAAGAAGGTGGGACTTTACTCCATCCAATACCGTAACTATGGGGGGCCTCGCTAAATTCATTGGGCTATCTGGTAATTACGAAAGAATCGACGCCAAAAGAACTACTGATGATTCAGGCGTCAAACTTAGCTTGGCGAGAAAATACATCGAAGGAACACAAACAGGAAGTAAACAGCTTGTAAAACAAATGCAAGCCTACAAAGGTGAAGACGAAAGCGTGGTGGCTCGTCTCATAGAAGTTTTAAGTGGAAAGGCAGTTAAAGAGCAAGAAATGGAAAAGGCTATCGCCGCCGACTTCAAAGCTAAACAGAAAAAATCTGGCCTTAAATCTTTCGGCGGATTCGTTCCTAATTTTGCAACCAAAATTCTAGATAAAGACCAACTAGCTCAGTCCATGGGTATGCCTCTCAGTAGTAAAGAGGTTAGGCAAGTGTTCGAATCAATAGTGAACCAAGCCGCGCAAAGAGGGCAGATTTCAGAGACTATCGTTGGTACGGCTGGTATTGGCAAAACAACCGAAGCTATAAAGCGCGCTGGTGGAAGAAACTTTGTAACTGACCCTGTTGACCTTGACCCATCGGACCAGTTAGTTGTAGTGAGAGCTGCGCAAACCGTTGTTGACAGCCCAGAGTTTACGAAGTCTGGTAAAATAACTTTTTTAAAAGGGGCCAAAGATGTAGTTAAAGGCATGCGTGAGAAGCGTTCTGACCAAGCTAGAGCTGGCACATCTGATACAAACTTCGGTAGAAGTCCTAAACAAAAATTTGGTTCATCTTCTGGTGTAGTTACTGAGGCTTTGCTTGCTGAAAAGTATGCTTCAAAACTAGGAGTATTTGAAAGACAGGCCGATATGTCACTGAAGGAGGCGGAGGGGTTTGAGAAGCTTAATGAGTTAAAAGGAGCTACGGCTACAATAGGTGCGTTCGCGCCCTTTACGAAGGGACACGCAGACATGGCAACGCAAGCTGGCGCTGATGTAGCCTTTGTTAGTAAAGGCGCGAACAGAGAGTACGATGTAGGCTTATCACCAAGAGAAAAAGCAAAGCTAATTGAACTTTCTAATCCAAACCTCATGGCTATACCTAGCAACGCTGGAGTCCAAGAGCATTTTGAGCACGATGGCAAAGCCTACAGGATGAGAAAGAAAGACACCAAGATTGCCTTGGGTGCAGATAGAGTTTCGGGCGGCAAAGAAGACTTGACTGATAGATTCTCTAAAACCTATAAAGGAGTTGTTCCTGTTAAGGGTAGGCTTGATGGCGTTAGTGGGACTAAAATCAGAAAAGCGATTGTTGATGGAGATTTAACTACTTTAAAAAGTAATCTTCCGCCAGAAATATTCAGAGTAATCAAAAACAATATTCCAGTTTTACAAAAACGCGCGTCTTATATTCAAGATAGAAAAGATAAAGCTAATAAAGGCTTGGGTCTTCTAGAGGAAGACTTTAGTAAATTTAAAGCTAAGCACGGGGCGAATAAAAAGAAGGGTGAACTAAGCGAGATTTCTGAAGCTAGAGGCATGTTCCAAGAAAAAAGAAAAGCCTTCAAAGCTAGGCTGAGTGGTTATGGTGGTAAGGCTTGGGGTAAGTTGGGGCTGAATTTAAACCTAGCTTCGCAAGGCTTTGTTCCTAACCTCGCGTACAAGGGCTTGCACGAAAAAGATTACGGCACAACGATGATTGGCAGAAAGGGCGCTATGGGCAAAGATATGTCTGAGGCTCAAGTCAAGAAAATGACCGCTGGCATGAGAATGATTCGCGGCCCAGAAGATGAAACTCTTGTAGTCGGTACTGATATGAATGGTCGTTCTGGAAGAATGATTGCCTCTGGACTTACCGCTAGAAAAATTAAGAAGAGCGGAGCTCATTGGCGGACCATGCTTAATGAGGTGCCCCATTTATTCGATGGTTTAGCTTATGATTTAGTCGGTGGTGTCGCTGGTGCTGATTGGGACCCAGAAGGAACAAGCGGCGCAATGGCTGGTATTAAGTTCGAAAACGAAATGGCTGGCGCATTAGGCGAGGCTAAGCCGGGAGCGAAAAAAGGCTCGGACTTCCAAGTGGGAGAATCAATCGCAAAGAAATTAAAAACCCAAAAGAATTTACAATTAAAACTCGCTCTTCATGAGCGTAGTAAGCGTGACCCAAGCAAAGTTGTTGATATTGCTTCTAGCTTTAGTAAGTATTTAGTTGACATACTTGGTCATAACATTAAGACTCATGGCTTGTCTAGTGTGACTACGCCCGACAGATTCCAACAAGCCATGGGCGTGCTTAACGCAAACCCAGCCGTGAAAAAAGACTGGATTAAGTCGTTTGGGCCGATGGGCATGAAGTCTGGCGGCTTTGTTCCAAACTTCGCCAGTATGGATATCTCGGCAATGCAGCGGCATTTAGGGGTCGACGCCAGCTCTCCAGAATTTCAAGAATGGCAAGCAAATAGGAAAAAGAGACTATACGATGAAGAACAAGGGCGCTTGATGAAAGGTCGAGGAGTGGCAACGAAGGGTCTTAACTCGGCGGAGATGTTCCGCTTCAAGGATGACCAAAAAGCAACAAAAGACAAATATGGAGGAAGAGAGCTCGAGTCAGAAATCAATCCAGAGCGAGTAGCTGCCAGCCAAAACCAAGCATTAAGAGCTATGGGCGTTCCCGAGTATATATCTCAATACGGAACCGGACGCATAAAAGTCCCCCCTCCAGGGGCGGTCTCTTTTAATGCCCAAGATGCGGGCCAAAGAAATAGGTTAAAAGAAAAGCACGGCATAAAAGGCGATAGTAGACCTACCTTTAACGCGGTGTGGAATGAAGAAGACGCTAAACAAAACGTCGCTAAAAGAAAATGGGCCATTAAAAATGGCGTATCAGCAGCCGAGTACGGCAAGATGATGCGGCACGGCGGTAAATTAAATGCCCCTCTAAGTAAAGAAGCGAGAGAGGGAGGACGAAATACTCGTTTTGAGGATTCTCCCGAGATGCTGCGCGAAGAAAGAAATGTTACTAAAGAAGAAATTAAAGCTGAGATACATCAATCAGCGAGTGGCTTAGCTAGTCAGTATGGAAGATGGGGAGCGGTTTTCCCGAAATCATCTGTAGGAGAAGAGTACTATGGCACGTTAGAGCAGCTCTTTAAAACAGACCATCCAGACTACAACAGAATCCTAATTACTTCAACCAAAGATTTCGTCAAGAAAAAAGGTTTAGCAAACAAAGCTATACATGGCAACGTCGTAAACTCTGACGTACACGGCACGAACATGAGCCACGAGTTAGTGGCCAGCAGCAACCCAGAGCTCCACGAATTAGAGTCTGTTGATTTTAACCCGCTAAGAGGAAGGGACGCAGGGTCGGGTTATCAGCATGTGGGCATGGGGAAAATACCAACCCAAGGAGAATTCAGCTTGCTCGCTAAAGACCAAGACATGATTAAACAGTATACCACAGAGTTGGAGGATATGGTTATTCAGTCTATTGGTTCGAAGGCTTTTTCGATGGTTGCAAACCAAAAGAAAATGCAAGAGTTTGATAAGATGCAGGGCGCTTCGCACAAAGCTATGCTACAAGCCCTTGGAACATACGCCGAAGGCCTTGTCCCTAATTTTTCTCGAGACGCTCTCAAAGAAGCTGTTGGCCGCGAAAAAGCAGCTGGTCAAGGACAGCCTAGAGTTGGATATGATAGAAGGTTAGGAAAGAGCGGCGGCATAGGCGTTTACAATACGACAGAGGGCTCACTTACTAATGCTATTAACATGCATTTGAAGGGCGGTAAAAGCATAGGTGAAGTTCAAACCCAAGGCGCAAGCCAAGGCCATGTCCCCAACTTTGCTGGTGGTGCAATGGATAGCGCCATGATGATGGCTTCAATGGGATTTTTAGCTAGTGGAATCAAAGACCTTGGAAATAATTTCAAACAATTAGGAAGCGAGGGCTTAAAAGGATTTGATGCAGCTTTAGATAAAACACAGCAAGCCTTAGAAGAAAAAGAAAAAAAGTTAGGGAAAACTGAGGCGGAAGCGCAGCATAAACAGAAACAAGAAGCTTCAATGTCTTACAATGAAAACGCATTAGACCAACAAAAAAATCTATCACAACAGGAGAACAAAGGAGAAATCCTTTTTGGGTTGTGGGACAGCAGCCGTAATGAAGCTCGTGCGTCGGAGGCAAGAACGCAGTACGCAATACAAGATGGCCCAGAAGCCTTTAAACAACAAGGCTTGGCTCAGGTGGCCAGAGAAGCTGGATATGAAGGAGAAGCTGGTGGTGCTGAGATGTGGCTGCAAAGCGCCGAAGGCAAAGGCAAAACAGGCGAAGAGGGTATATCAAAAGCAATAGAAAGAGCTAAACAGCTTTGGGATAAGAAAATTGAAAGCCTAGAAGAAGAAGAGAGGCTAGCTAATGAAAGAGAACAAAAAGCTAGAGAGCTTATGGATGCGCAAGAGGAGACCGTCAGGAAAGCTCAAAAGAGTAATGAAAATGCCCAAGAGGCGGCAGGAGTTAACAAGAAGAGCGTCAAAGAATCTGAAGCAAAACTTAAAGAAAAACTTGAAGCAATCGAAGAAGCCACAAAACCCGAAAGAGAAGCTAGAGATAAAGCCGCAGCAGAGAAAAAGAAAGCTGGCAAAATGTTCGGCAAAGGCGGCAGAGCTATGCGCTTTATCGAGGGCGGTGGCGCTTCAAATATAATCGCTACCGCGCCTATGCTTGCTAGTCAGGCTTCTCAGTTCATGAACCAAGATGATTTGAAAGGTAAAGCGGCAGTCGAAGGCGCTGGAATGGCAGCTTCTTATGCCGCCACCGGAGCGCAAATGGGCGCAATGGCTGGCCCTTGGGGCGCAGCAATCGGCGGTATAGCTGGCGCTACAATGGGAATTAAATCTTTAGCCGACGGCCTCGTAAAAGCTGAAATTCAAGAAAGAGGCGCTCAAGTTAGAAAAGAACTGGAGCAAGTCGGGGAAGCTCTTAACAAGGTGCAGCAATCTGGGCAAAAATACCTTGAATCCGTTAACAAGATGAACCAAATGTTCAAAAAGCCAGTTGAAGCAAATCCAGAAGACCTAGCCTCCCTTCAAAGAAAAATGGCTGAATCTATTACTGACATCCCTGATAAATTTAGGTCTCAATTTATAGCGGCCTCGGGTGACGCAGAAAAAATTAAAGAAGTATTTGCAGAGATTACAACAAACCTTCAAAGAGACAAGTCCGATTTGGAAGCGGCAACCAAGGGTTTTGATTTGCAAGAAAAATTTGCAGGAGAATGGGGCGATAAGAAAATATTCAATGACGCCGATAGCTTGTCGGACCGAAAGAGAATAGAGAACGTCGCTAAATCTCAAATCAGAAGCGGAGGAGTGAATCAAGATGAGGTTCTTAAGGCTATAGAATCTGGTAAATTAGACGTAAACAGTATAGGTAGTTTTTCTGACATAGATACAAGTTATCTTGGTAATGATTTTTCTGATTTTGTCAATACTCTGGGTACTGCTGACGTGGGCGCGTACACGAAGAGAATAAAGATTACTTTAAAGAATTAGAAAAGGGAGCAGAAGGAGCTAAGAAAGCCCAACTAATACTAGAAGATAGAAGAAAATTTGAAGAGCAGTATAGCGCACACCTCCAAACCTTAAATCAAGAGCTAGCCTCTTTTTCCGCCACCCTTGGCTCTACTGTAGATATCATAAAAAATAAAGCCAAAACATTTGACGAAATGACGAGGAACGCGCAAGCGTTTAATATCGCTAGAGCTCAAGAAATTACGAAGGGCTCTTCCGAAAGAGCGGCAGCGTACCAAACAGAAGGAAGTAAAGCCGCGACCCAAGCGCAAACTAGAGCTACAGGTATCAACGCCAAATTCTTAAAGCAAATGCAAGCCGAAACTTCAAAGGCGGCGTTTGCTTCTCTAGAGATTCCTTTAAGAAAATTTACTGAAGCCTCAAAGAAAACAAATGAGTTACTAGCTAGAAAAGACCAGAACGCTCAAGGCAAAGCACAAATAGGAGCGTTCACAAGAGTCGCCAACTCTCAAGAGACTCTACTTCCGGTTGTCCAAAAGAGTATTAAAATACTAACTAACTCCAAGGATAAATTGGCAGATTTAAAAAAGATTAACGGAGAAATAAAACAAGCCTCACTAGACGCTGGGTATAACCAATTAGAAGCGCAAGCTCTGACCGATAACATTTTAAAACAGCTAGAAAGAGAAGAAGAAAGTCTTGCCGATAAACTTTCAATAATGATTCAACAGCAAGCTCAGGAGCTTACAATGAGCGCTATTCAAGCCGACAACCAAAAGCGCATGATAAGACAAACCCAAGAATTGAAAATGATGGGAGGAGCTGGAGGTTTTGAAAAGGGCGGTCAAACTATGTTTTCTAAGGGTTTTGATGACCTCGCTACTGCTCTTGGGAGCCAATTGAAAGCGTCCTATTCTGGCGCTCAGGTAGACCAAGGCAGAGCAGACTTTGAATTGTTAAAGATTATTAGGCAGTCCATGCCCATGTTCGACATGTCGGATAACTCGGCTGCTATGGGGCTTGCTGAAGGCGCAATGGTCTCTAGGGCTCAAGATATTCAAGCCCAAATGTTTATGGCTCAAAGGCAAATGGCGATTAGAACGGGTGACGCCGCAGAGGCTCGTAAAGCATTCTCTAAAGAAGGTGGTATGCCAGACCCTTATGATATAGCTGCGAAACAAATCACCTCTGAGCTTAAGCTCGAATCCATGTCTGAAGATATTGCAGAGATGAATAAGAACTCTAAAGTATTAAACGTCTTGGTAGGTAATCAATCTCAAGACTTGTATGGCCAAAACGTTAAGGCTTTTGACGCCGCTCTGAAAGCTAATGGCGTAAGTGAAATACCTAAGGGCCAAGTTAACCTTGGCAAAGTAATTAATGGGGTAGCTAACGTTGACGCTGCTGGTTTTCTAAAGGTTGATAGCAGCATAGGGCAGGTATCTACCGACATAGGCTTGATGGATGAGCATTTGAGTGGCCAACTTCAAAGATACCAAGAAGCTATCACAAATGCGTTTACCGACCAAAGACAAAAACAAAAAGAAGTTGAAGTAGTTCAGGCGGGGAAAGGCGCTATGGCCAACTATAGAGCTGCCTCTGGCGAAGCGCGAAGGGCTAGAGAGGCAATGAATGCTGCGAGCGCCGCTTCTGATGCAGACTTAACTGAAGAGAGACGGGGCTTCAAAGGAACTTGGACGGGTAAAGAGGCTAGGAAGAAGCTATCTGCTAGAGGGTATGATGAAGCATGGACCACTGACACCCCAGAATTTCTTATAGGCGGCATAGCTACGGGCTCGCCCAACATAAGGTCTGGCCAAGGGGCAGTGGATAAAGAAGAAATGGATTTAGGCGGGATATTGGGCGCTATGTCGTATCTAAGAGCAGCCGAAACCGGCAACGATACCCAAATGCAATACTTAGCTAACATCGCCAAAGAAATGGCTAAGGACAATAACGCTCAAGGGGAAACTTTTGACAAAATGCTTGCGTTTGCGCGGCTTGGAACAACCGAGGGAATGACTCAGGAGCAGCTAAAGTTAGCGCAACAACTTACAGCCCAAGCAAAACAGGTAAGGGCTCAAGGACCGGGATGGACAGCGGACTACTCGGAACGCGCTGCTTTTGGCATCATTCCGGGCTTCGGCAAAGATGGGGGCGCCGCCGAGGCCCTGAGGATGAGCACTAGAGAAGCTTCTGTATCAAACATGGGCGCGCACCATAACTCTTTATTCAGGCAAATACTAGATATAGAAACGGAAAGGAATGCTGGAGGGAACCGAGCAAAAGAAGCCGCAAGATTAGACTTACAAAACGCCCTAATAAAAGAAGGGAATGCTTTACTTGAAGCTAGGAACCGCCTGTCTGCTACCACCTCAGAGAGTGAATTTACTTTCGATGACAAAAGAGGCATCCCAGTTAATTTAGATGATGTACTAATTGAGCAAAAAAAGACAGTTCAAGACAGTAGAAGGGGCGTGGATATGTTGGCTTCGGAAATAGCCAAAATGGATAAAACAAACTTAACTGGTTTAGAGTCTATAGTTAGGGTGTTGGATAAAGCTGGAGGCCAAAGATACGGCATGGTGACAGACGGCTTGGATGAAAACGAAGTGAAGAGAATGCTTTATACGATGGCCTCGGATTTGGCGGGGAAAGAAGGGGGCGCTGGTGAAGGCGCCTTAGTGTTCGATGAGTTATTGGAGCATTTTCAAAGGCAACAACAGGCTACCCCAGAATTAGTTGAGGCAATTAAACTTTTAAGAAAAAATTTGGTCCCAGAAACCAAACTAAAGAGCGAAGGCTTTGATTACAAAGCCCCAAAATCCCCAGTAAAACCAATAGATACAAGCGCGGTTGAAGGAATGAACCTCGAGCAGGTGGCGTCTTCTTCTGGGGACCTTTCTGGCGCAATGGACAAAATGACCGGCTTATTAGGCACTGCTTACGGTAAATTTAATCAAGCTTGGTTTACGGGTAGTGTTATACCGGCTTCGACCAAGTTATCTTTCGCGCTAGAATCTATAAAAGCAGTTGTTGATAAAGGTAAATACGGATTAGAGCACTCTGGCATGGATAAAGCCAAGGGTGTTATAGCTAAAGCAGCTCAGAAATTGGTAGATTCGGCTTCGAGCTACATACCAGGCCAAAGGTCACAAGCCGAGGGAAGCTCTCTTACATCTAAAGGTTTTCAACAATTTGATGTAGACTCGGCCAAGCTTGACTTGGATATTCTGTTAAAAAACAAAGCAGAACTTGACGAGCGCAAAGCAGCCATAGCTGCCGCTGAAGAAAAAATAAAACCATTAACCCCTCAGGCGGGAAGTTTTGATTGGGGTAGGTCAGTAAAAGAACAGGCAGAGCACGACACAGAAATGAAGAGGCTAGGGTTTGAAGGTCCAAACGCGGCAGCAGTTACAGAAGAAGACGTTATAGCCCACAGGCAGAACTATGAAACGAATTTACATTTAGAAAAAATAGCCGCGCTGATGGCTCGCAAAGAAATGGCGGCAGACTCAACCTTTAACGCCTTACCTTCTTACAGCCACGAAAGAGACACCAGAACGGAAGCTGCTGAAAAGAAACATCTTGAGAATCTAAAAAAAGAAAGAGCCCAACAACAAAAGATAATAGACCAAAACAAGGGGCACATCGAAGCTAACTCTAAGCCTTACATGGATAGAGGTGAAATGAAACCGGGATATTACCCAGCTTTAGAAGAGAAAATAAAGACCGCTCAACAAAAGGTGAAAGACGCTTCCGCTGGCTTACAAAATAGACACCCCGAGAGCAGAAATTTAACCCAATCCGCACTAAACGAACCAGGGTCCTTCTTAGGTACTATAAAACAGAGCGTGTTAGCGGCTCGAGAAAGACTGAAGAAGAATAATCTTGCCGCCCCAAAACCCAAAGGAGAAACCACCCAATCTATAAACAATAAAAATAAAAGCACAGTCCAAGAGGCGGTTGATGATGTCAATGCAACCGTCAAAGAGATGGAAAAAGGACTGAAAGCTAGCGAATCCCTCAGGAAGGACTTTTTCGAATCACAGGTAAGCTTTACGAAAGCCTATGAAAGATATAGCGCCATGGCCAAACAAGGCAAGACTATGGATGAAGTATCAGCCGAAGCAGAAAAGGATATAGCACTGATTATAGAGAAAAAGCAAGCTCTTATGCAGACCTTGTTACGTTTCGATACGGATTTTGATTGGAATGTAACCAAAGACGAATTGGAATCCGGAGTCAAGGATATAGCTCATAGAAAAACGGAAGAAGCCGAGAAGCGGGGAGATTTCGGAAAGGGGGCTGATTTTGACGCAGAGAAGAAGGCGAAACACTACGAAGCGCAAAGAAAAAAAGCTGAAGAAGAGTACAAGCTTTTACTCAATAAAGCAAAGGAAAAAGATAAAGAAATAGCAGGAGTAAGAGCGGCCGCTAAGATACAAACAGAATACATGGCGAAGGCGGAGGAGAATGAAAAATTTTTAAATAAGCTTAAGGACTCAGCTAAAGGCATGACTTCCATATATGCAGGAATCGCTGATGAAAGCACGCAGCTAGAGGCTCAATTAAGATTATTTGCTGACTACCAAACCTTGGTAGCTAAAAATGCACGAGCCACCGCTCAAACTGATTTAGCCAAAGCCTCTGTAGGCATGGGCTTCTCAGAAGACGTGGTTGCAAAGGCTTCTCAAGTCGCGGAGCAAATAGCTCAATCATTTGTGCTAAGGACAAGCGCTAAGAATAAAGCTCGCCAAACTATTGATGATTTTGAGGATGACATTAGCGCTAAGATGGCAGACTACGGGACGAGCGAGATAAAAAGCCTCACCTCAAAGGGAGACTACGGTGGTTTACAAAAAGATTTTGATGACGCCATGATAAAACACGGCAACGATATGCAAAAGATAATCGCAGATACAGAAATATCTGAACAACTAAGAGGGCATTTGCAAGATATTATAGAGAAATGGGGAACAGAAAAGGAAGGGGAAGTTAGAAAACTCACCCGACAGGTAAACTTTGAATTGGTGGGACAGAATTTTGACAACATGACTAGGATGTTTGAAGAAGGCGGCGTCAAATTCGAAAAAGTTACGGCCCAGTATAATGGGCTGGTCGCGGGTATACTTGATGGTACAAGGAAACTCGATGACGCTGATAAGGATGGCAAAACGACAAGGCAAAGAATAATAGAATATAATAAAGCTGAAGTTGCAGATTCGACCACAAAACTTGAGAACGTTAATCAATTTTCTGCCAACGAATATAAAGCAAGCGCCTTTGCGTCCGCAGCGCAAAAGCAAACGAGTCAATTTATTGAATCCCCAGGAATAAGAACTGACGCAGAACTTGAAACGCACATTTCAGCAAGGACGAAAACCTTGGAACTTGCTTCTAAAGGCTATAGCAATGAGCTTCAAAACACAATCAAACTTTACGAAGCTGGCGTAATCCCCACGGCCCAGTACAGACAGGCCCTAGAAAAAGCAAATGAAGCGGCGATTGAAGCTGGCGAATACGGATTTAAAAACCTCGCAGAAACAGTTCGCGCGGGCTTTAGCTACAGCCAGCAAGACTACTTCAAAGACATCAATAGAATGGGCGCGGAATTCGCTCAGGACTTCCGCACGGGTACAGCCTCCGCATTCGGAGAAGCCATCAAGGGAACCAAGACTCTCAAGGAAGCTTTTGGTGATATGTTCAAAAACATGGCTGATAAGATGCTGGACAACGCACTTCAAATGGGTGTCAATTCGATTTTTGATGCGGTTCTTGGACGCGGCGGCAAAATGAAAAAGGGCGGCGAAGTTAAGGGTTACGCATCGGGAGGCGTAGTTAACGGAGGCTCTGGAACGAAAGACGACGTACCAGCTTACTTAACCAAGGGCGAGTACGTTATCAGAAAGTCCGCCGTAAACGCTTACGGACAACAGTTCTTCGACGCCCTCAATAGCTCTAACGTGGTCACAGCCGAGAAGGGTGGCGCTATCGCTAGACTCGCAAACATCAGAAGGCAAGAGCTTACTAAAGCTAGAGACTTAAGAACAGCGGGTATACAATCGTTTAACTACAAACAATTTGGCGAAAAAGATAAGGAAGATTGGTTGGGTAGAAAGACCGGCGAGAAGGAGCTCGAAACGCACAGAGGCTACAGAGTAAACCTTAACAACTCATTAACCCCGCAAAGAATTGAAGCAATCAAAACCATAGCTGAAAAATATCCAGAAGTCGGCAAGAATTTAGATAGAGATTTGTTCGACGAATCCTCCGTTGAAATTGGTGAGGGTTCTTACAAGGTGCATCTCAAAAACAAATATGTAATGGATAACCTTCAGCGTCCTGAGATGGGCAAGTTGATACAGGACTCCAAATTGTCAGCCTACGCCATGACCAACGAGAACAATCCTCAAAACAAATACAAATTTGAGAAAATGGACACCTTCTTCAATTACCAGAAGGAGAAGTTAGAGTTCCTTAAAACTCAAGACGAAGCGATGGAGAAGCATCAACGCGAGAAACAAGGGCGTAGATACGGCTTCCTGTTTGGGGCGGCTTCGATGCTCGTGTCAGGAGCTCTCACGGGTGGCAAGGGCGCATTTATTTCACCAACCCAAAAAGCTAAAGGAGGCTTAATCAACGCTCCGAGAAAATTCGCTATGGGCGGCATGAACAGTGATAATGTGCCAGCCCTGTTGATGGGCGGAGAATACGTTCTCAACAAGGATACAGTTGATGAATATGGCACAGAGTTCTTCGATAGGCTCAATACGGGTAAACTTGCCAAATTTGCCGCAGGAGGCCTTGTACGCAAACCTCACACGATTACGGCTATGCCAGGAAGCAAAGGGGCAAGCTCAAATGACGGCTCTGGAATCGGGGGTTCTACCACCACCACAAATAACATTAATATAGCGGTCAACGTTGACTCCAACGGAAATGTCACAGCTGACACCACAGACGCCTCGGGCGCTGGAGACCTCACAGAGCAGGAGAGCAAGGAGTTGGCGGCAAGAATTAAGACCTCAGTAATGGATGTAATTATCCAGCAGAAACGTCCGGGAGGAATGCTCTACGACACCAAGTAATGAGACTTGGTGTTATTCAAAAGCTGCTCCTCGGTTAAGAAGCAGTTTTGCGGTACGCCGCACATAGCTATACATTTATTTTTTGTTTTTTTATCTTTTATGGTTACGCTAGGAACGAAGTTGTAACCGCATCCAGTCTCAGTAACCTCTATCCTTGACACTTTACCGTCTTTTATGAAGGCCATGGCTTCAGCTTGAAAGCCGTTGCTTGGCGAGTCAATGGTTACCTTTGGCGGCTTGGTGTATCCTTTGCCGCCATCTATCACAATGACTTCAAAAATATTACCAAAGGGATTATACTTAATTATATCCTCTTCAGTTTCCATTAAATGGAATTTAAAATTATCTGGTAAATCTCTCAAGAAGTTTTTCATTTTAACGATGTGCTTTTTAACTTGGTCGTTATCTTCCTCTAGAGACTTCATGAATGGAACATCTAGTCCTGTCAAGATAGAGTCTCTCTTTTTGCGTATCTCTTCAACCCTTTTATCGATGAGTAAATTACGGAAATTTAATTTCATCTTTTTATTTTCCGTGAGCTCACAGTATTTACCGTATGTGTCCGCTGGCGTTTTATCTTCGGTGATGTAAAAGTATTTAACTATATCTTCTTTATTGACGTTGGGCCTCATCTTCTCGAATTTAGATAAGGCTGATTGCTCGTCGGTATCTAAAGCGAATGAAAAAACATCTTTAGATTGGTCTTTGTAAAATATGATTAAGTTATTGTTCATGTGCAGGGCGAGTTATGTGTTAAGTCTTTGCGGTCTTGAGTGGACGCCATCACAAAAAATATAGCTTCTTTTAAGTATGAGCCATCTATCATGTGTCCTATATGTATGTCAAAATAATCATTAGTCTTTGCTAACCCTCCCCACCCCTGCACGAAGCCAGCGGGGTGATAATTATAGAAAGCATCACTTCCCCCAATGTAAGCGTCCTCTCCGTTTGGCGTAACCGCCTCCAAGGCTTGCAGTGCTCCTGCGTCAACTTGAGATTCATAAGCGAACGTAGTCGAATCAAAATTCGGCAACCTTCCTATTCCATCTAGTATCTCTTGGTCAAAATAAGGCTTATGATTCACGTTCATTCCCACTACCCAATAACCTCCAGCGGCATTTTCTATTTGAAATCCTTTACCGTCTTTAAAATGTATCCTGAATCTTTTAAAGCTCTTCGCAAACCTTTCTCCGTTGTATGGGTGGTTTGGTGTGGAGTTTTCATAAAATTCTGGATTGCTGGGAGAATCCTCAAAGTAACCTCCTATTAATTTGGTTTCGTTCGTGTATGTATTTGGGTAATCATATCCAGCCCCGCTATGAGCTAGGGGCGTTGGTAAATAATACAAACAGCTTGCGCTAAAAAAGTCTTGGTAAAGAGCGGTGCCTACATTTCTATTTAAATAAATCAATGGATTAACTGCACTGTTTATAGATTCATATTGTATTAATGGGACCCTTCTTCCACAGTAGAAAGGTAAGTACCCTTTGAAGGTTTGGTTTTCAGCCTCATGCGTTCTGTCTTCTACGCAATCAACGTTTCTTCCATACCAGTTTCCTTCTAGGTCAATTTTAATCCACGCTTTCCAACCCTCTCCGATTAGGTCCATAACCTCTGGGGTTACTTTAGAAAACTTCTTGGGGTCGGACATTCTTGCTTCCAGTTTGTTAGCCTCAACGTAAGAGGTTATCGCGTTATCCGTAGCGTACGTTAAAACGTCTGCATCAAAATCATCACAGTAAGCTATCGCTACATAAGCCTCTTCCATGTCGTCCGTTTTGAACGCGGGGTCCATTTCGAACACTGGGTCATCGCTGGTAATAGGAGAAATCTTAATGGGATGGAACGCGTAGGACGCATCGTTTCTTTTCGTTATAAAGTCGCTCCAACCAAAGTCCTTCTTGGCGGCTATAATATATACCGCTTGGGCATCTGTTGGCCTACTAACATTGAAAACTTTAATGTTGCCATTAATATCGATGAACCCTTGAATTCCCGAAGCTCTACTGGGCGGCGGATTAGAAACATACAGTCTATCGTATCCATTGGTGTTTCCAGTGGAAGAATAGGAGTATGTAATATTTCCATTAGAATCCGTTGTGGAGCTGACCGCGTCCACCTCAAAAGTTAAGTCTCTGTATGCATCGTATAAGTCTATGCTGCCATTATTTTCGACCTTGGTCATATCCACTATATCTTCTAGCGGAAGCTCAAAGGTTGTGAAAGATAAATCCCAGTCTATGGGTCTATACGCTTGAACTGTTTTAAGTAGCGTGCCTCCTTGTGGATAACCTTTGTAAATTCTAATTCTAAAATCAAAGTCAAATGAAATATTAATGCCTTGAAGGCTAGGTATAGAAGTTTTCCAAACTATCTGCAAATCTGAACCGTTGAAAAAGTCTACCCTTTCTGAGCTGCCACTGATATTTTGCCCCGCTACTGGGTCACTTGTTCCAGAAGCGTTGGCTCCCGTATCATCCGAAAGCCTGAGAGAAGTGATTGTAACGTCTTTAATTGGGTCTACTGAACCTGGGTTTGCGTTCACAGCAGCGAAACCATTGGACTCACCGCCCGTTGTGGAATATTGATTTAAGGAGTTTACTGAATATACTCTAAAGTAATAATCATCCTCTGAAGCTGGTACGTATTTACCAAGCAAAAGAGACCTAGAATAAATCTTGTCTACCAAGAACTCTTCGCTTGGGACAGCGCTTCCTGTGAAGTCGCTTCCTTTTTTGACGAATACCGCGTAGTAAGATAAACCATCGGTGTTGGTGTTCGCGTGCACGAGGTAATTGATTGCCCTAGTGTGTTCTGTAATCCGTTCTTGGGGATTGGTTATCTCAAGTCTGCTCGGCCCCAAGGGAATGTCGAATGTAATTTGATTTTCGTAGGTCAGGGCGCTGTCGATTTCTTGATACTTTTCTTCTCTATATTCTACGGCTGCTATTTCAAATTTGTTAAGCTCTTTTTCAGATATGTTGATTGCCCTGTATCTGATGTCTTGGTTTACTTTTTCTTGAGTAATAGAGGCGTCGTCGTCAACTCCGCTACCCAAAATACTCCAAGACATTTTGTCTATTACTGAGCCTAAATTAAGTTCTGTTCCATCCGTGTTAACACAGTTTGTGCAATTTACGGTAACTAAAGACTTGCCTGTAGTTCCGCTATCATAATCTATAGAGGCATTAGTTATGGTAAACTTTTGAACGTGATGATTTCTTACGTATTGCTCTTGAGAGGTGTTGTCTATATTCGTTTGAGATGGGTCAAAAAAGAAAGATGGAGCAGATATAGTGAGCTGATAATCTCTTCCGGTGGCAAGAGCTTCTAGCTTGCTGTCTAAAAGAATGGTAAATTGACTGTTGTTGACGCGCGTGAACTGCTCAACTCTGCCGCCGCGCCTTTTCAATAATCTATTAGAATCTGAAACTGTGAATACGTCTCCCGGTCTGACCAGCGCTCCCTCTGTTCCAGCAGTGAAGGTCACGGTTTCTGTCTCTAATCTTTCTGTGGCTAATATCCACCTGCCGAGTCTGATTGCTTGACCTCTACTGGTGCAGCCGAACGCTGAGATTTCTTTCTCTTTAATTCCGTGCCTTCTGATTCCTTCTACGTCGTCTACATACTCTACTGCGGGCTTGTAAAAATTTTCTTTGTCGTTGTATCTAACTATCGCTACAGTATGTCTAACCTTGGCGCTTGTGGTTGTGTAGTTAAAGTCGCCATTTTCTACGTTTGCGTTTGTAAATTGAAATACAGAGTCTTTTAGCGCGTCTTGAACTGCATATACTGTTCCCGAGCTATAGTAAACTATGGCTCTGAAAACACTGGCCATATCATTCAGAACTTGAAACGCATCTTCGCGGCTCTGTATTAAAATGTTGCAGGTAAATCTGGGCTCTAGGCCCCCAGCTCCATCTGACACCAACGTATCACAATATTGAGCTATTTTATAAAGCGTCCATTTATCAAATGAAGCTTCAGTTATATATTTACCTAAACCATACCTTTTATTCGTTATTAGGTCATGAAAACACCAAGCGGGGTTATCTGTCCACTCTTTAGTCGTCTTCCATGTCCCGTTCCAAGGCCCGTCATAACTCTTCTTTATGGGGTCGTAGTTGCTTGGAATTCTTACTTTAAGTAGTCTTGCGTCGTACGCCCTGTCTGGTACTTGGCTAAAGAACTCTGCTGAAAAATCGCTTTTGATTATATAGCTATTTGGGGCGGTTAAAGGGTACTCGATTTCCTCCGTGATAGAATCTAACAGGGTGGCATTTTTAACGTCGGGCGTCTTGGGTTCTTCAGTGTCCCTAATTACTTGAACTTCCCAGCCCAGAAAGTCCCCGTACCCCAGTGTCTCATCGTCGGCTTGATTTCTTGCTTTGGTTAGGTCCAAGGAAAGCTCAACGTCTTTTACGTATGGGCTTGTAAAATTACCTTGAACCGTTACTCTCTCACCTAACGTAAAATCGGTAGACTTAGAGGAATAAAGGGGTCTAGTAAAAAATGATACTGTAACAGAAGAGTCCAGTAACTCTCCATAGTTTTCATTTGGCTCTTTGCGTGTGCCCTTGTATCTATCTACTTTTCCAAGAGCTCCGACTTTTAAAGCTATGGCTATTTTGGAGCAGTATTTGTTATATACTTTATAATACCTATAGTGAGAAGTTGTGTTTTCTTCCGACCCCTTGATTGGCTCGCCAATTGATTTGACTCTTTTGTTTACGAAGCCGGAGGCGTTAAAGGTGCTTTGGTTTGTGGTTACATTTATATCTGTGTAGTTAAAGTTTCCGTTGTCTTTATCTAGCACGGGAACTTCATTCCAGTATATAGAGCAGAGCTTGCCTTTCTCTGGGTCTGCGTTTAAATCTTTTGTTGTATAACTACTGTAGCCTACAGAGCCTTCCGTTCCTGAGAACTCGTACTCTTGATGAACCAAGCCTTCGATTCCATCTTCGGAAATTAAATCTACAACTTCAGCCTTAGTTTTAGAGATGTAACGCTCGTTTTCAACATCACCTAAATAAACACCTTTGATTGCTTCTGTCTTTTTTGCGGCCATATTTAAAATTCCTTAAGGATACCAAGTCTCCGTGCCGTCCGAGTGTCGAACATAAATTTTCTTGTCTTCGCTAAATTGGGAGAACCCTATTGCTAAAGAGCCCACTAGCATTCTACCATAACCAAGAGGTACTGGGCCACCCGGATTGTAGGTGTTTATTGGGCCATTGAATAAATAAGATTCTTTTTTGTTTACTTGTTGTATTTCTCTAAAGTCTTCAAACTCTGGGGGTTCGGCAAGTAGATTAGCCATTCCGCTTAGTACGGCAAACAAGCCTAACTGCGTCAGCATTGGACTCTTCATGGCAAATCCCGCGCCTAGCATAAGTGCGCCACCCACCACCATCATAATATCTTTGCTGTCGCCGTCTCCTCCGCCTCCCGCGCCTTCTAGAACGGGAACTATGTCAACAGTTTCCATTTTGTTTTTAATGCAAAGCTCTGACGTTAGCGCCTCTTCGGGGGAGTTAACGGGTTTAGATAAACAGTTTTTACCATCAACTAAAACTTTGTATTTAACATTTTGCTTTTCGTTTTCAATTATAGCAAAAGATAATTTCCTGTCAGACATGATGTCTACGGCATGCATAGCTTCTGCAATGCTTTCCACCTCAAGCTCCCATTGACTTTGGTCAAGCTTGTCGGCTAGATTGCCATGAAATGTTACTTTAGTTAAGTTCATTGTGCCTTATGATTTTGTTGGTTAATTTTTTGTGTCTTTCTGAGTATTCCTCTATTCTAGAGAAGCTCTTTTGCGGCTGGTGAAGCATCAAACCATGACCTAAATATATGGCTATATGAGACGAAGGGCCATTTTTTCTGCTTTTAAAAAGTATGCAGTCGTATTTCTGTAATTGCGAAACCTCCTCGAAACCCTCCACCTTAAAGTATTTATCAAAGAGCTCGCTTAGATACGTTTTCCAATCTCGGTCTCTTTTATAATTATTCAAATTTATATTTAGCTCGGCTTTGTAAAAGTCTCTCATTAAGCCAAAACAATCCGTCTTTCCTATGTCGAAGTTTCTTCCGACGTATTCATTGAACGAGGAAAGAGACGGGTCAAACTGGCTAAAAGAGTTGTCTTTTAAAGAGTATAACACATATATAAGATTATGATTGATGCTATTAAATTTATCGTATTCAGAAAAAGTTGCGTCAGTCGAAGGGTGAGAGTGATATATAGCGGTTATCCTACCTGAACGTGCGGCTTGCAAATAGTCTTCGGCTGAGATGCTAAATCTTTGACTTTTATTTTGGGATGAGTTATTAGCTTTACGGGCCGTGGAGTCGTTTAGTATAAATCCGCAGCATTCTTCTGGGGCTTCGTTTTTTGCGTGAAGCTTAATAAAAGATTTTATGTCTTGAGATAGGGTCACGAAGTACCCCCTCTTCTAGAAGTTGGGAACGCGCCTATGGGCAGGGGCTCAGTAGTTGCTTGTTGGGCTGTAAGCTCTGGATTTTCTCTCCATCGCAATGCGCAGCCCTTGAGTTCTTTAGAGCATTCGTCTGCAACCCAAAAAGTCTCATGGGGCGGTGGCTTGCCTAGGTTGTTCACGCCATTGACCTGACCTCTGGAAACATAATAGTAATTTACGCCCTTTAGGTTGACTCTAACGTATTGCCCCACGCTATAGGTTTTGCTTTGGTCCCATAACTCACCCGGCACATACCCAGACGATGAAGTGTGTTTCAAAGAGGTCCCTATAATTTTGCTTATCTTTTCATTTTTGAACGTAGCCAAGGGAGGTGCGGTTCCGTCTGCTGTGACTTTGCAATTTCCATCTTCGTTATAGTGTATATCTGTAACCCCTGTTTGCTTTACTGTATTGTATTCGTAGCAACACCCTTCCCCTCTGTAAGTCCAAACGCAGTTGTGTTCTGTGACGACTCTTGCTGGCAACTTTAAGCCTTGTAAGTCGAACGGGCTAGCCAATTCAAATTCAACTGTGTTTTTGTTTTCTCCAGACTTTCTATCTATAAAGTAAACGTCTTGAGGGAAGTAAGCATTTGGGTCTGGGTCGAAACCTTCTGGGGGCTGAAGGATATTTGATTTGAGCTTTTGCTGACCCTCTACTGGGCCTGTGACTACTCCATAATTATCGTAGAAGTTTAAACCGTCAATATACTTTGCGAAGGTCCTTGTGCGGGTTACTTTAGCTCCTACTAAGCTATCTAAATCTCTGATAGCGTATTTAATGTACTTGATTCTATGTTGGGTTTCTTCATCTAACCCCTTAGGGTTGATGGTTAGCGTGAGCTTAGGCGTTGGAGGAGAGCCCTTAGCTGAGGTTTCAAACCCGTCGGCCTTAATCGGAGCTGGGAAATAATCGCTGCCATTCCAAATTATGCTGTTTTGTATTAGTTTTAAGTTATTGTGGAACCTGAGCTGGCTTCTAATTGGCTCACCGATGTCAGAGTATACATGTCTTTCCCCTCTAGCGATTAAGTCGCTGACATCAATTTCAAAAAGCGTTACGATAGCCGAAGGCTCCAGAGACATTGCGCTCTCTGCGACCTTCTTAGTTGATACCTTTGATGTGTTTGGATTCATATTAGCTAACTACTTCTTCGAACGAGGCTTTCAAGCTGAAGTTATTATGAAAATTCATGTTGATATCCCAACTTCTACATACAAATTTTTTCATTGAACCATAAGGGGAGGGCGGGGTGAAAGCGAATGCGTCTTTAGCTCCTCTGGTATGTAGGAAGTGGGCCATAGCTGTAACCTCTTTTTCGTCTCTATTGTCAAAAGTCACGTCTACTTTTAACAAGTCTGCGCTGATGTTTTGTGGGGCTCTTTGTTCGTATCCGTCACCAAATTGAATAACTTCTACTTTAGGTTCTGACGAGACGCTTGTCCCGTAATCTGGCACCCAGAAAAAATGGGGGATTACGGCGTTGTTGTAGGTGGTGTAACCGCCCCATACTGTTTGGGCTGAGTTGCCAGGCGTGGGGGCATATGTGCTATCTGGTCCTGTATAGTAAAAATAACGACCACTATCTTGTTCTGCGTTCCCACAGGGCCCACAGAGTACTATGTCATTTTTTACGTAGCTGCTTGAACCTGCTACGAAATTGTCTATTTCATATATAGATGCCATATTCCTTTTTCCTCACTTTATTTTACACGTATACAGCTAGAAAATAAAATATTCTTGCGGATTATCAGTGTAAATAGTAAAATAAGGAACAAGGTTTAAGGATGGCATTATACTACAATTATAACAACATCTATTTTAAAATTAACGGAAAGGCTATTTTAGTCGATTCTGCTAGTTTTAGCGTAAACCCTGAGCTTTCTGAAACCAAACAGGCCGATAGGGTTGGAGCATTTGATAGGCCCGCTTCAGCAGGGGTTAAAAGCTCTCTTAGTATATCCTACTATCTAACTGGAGCAGACCCTTTAAAGCCCTTCTTGGAGGCTAAGGCTCCTATTCCATTTGAGGTGGCTGGGCTGACCCTACAGAAAGGATACCTGACCTCATACTCATTTAACGCCGACCCTTTTGGGCCAGTAAGGATAAACGCTGACATAGACTTCTTTGAGGATTTTGGAGGTACGTTTTCTCCCGCTACGTTACCTGACCAAGACAATAAGTACCTTCAATTTTCTGATATGCAGCTTGCCCTCCAAGGTATAGATGCTGACTCGAAGATTCAAAGTTTAAATTATAACTTGTCTCAAAATGTGGAGCCCGTTTATAAACATGGTGATTTAATACCGTCAGACATACGGTTTGGAAAAAGGCTCTCTAGCGTCGATATAGACACGTATAACTTTCAAGAGGCTTTGGCGTATACTGGCAAATCTGTGACGATAGATTTTAATATAGGAGGAGAAACCTATAAGGTCGCTGGAACATTAACATCTAAAGACGTAAGCATAAGTCATGGTCAAAAAATAAGGGCCGCTTTAAGTGTTGAGTCTAGCTCTTATGGGGGAGCGCCCACCATAACAAACGACGCGCCAAGCGGTCAGTCTTTAAGCGTAGGACAAACCTTCACTATTACAGGAACAAACTTAGGCTCTACAACCGCAGTTTATTTCAATAATAACGTTAGAGTAAATGAATTTATATCCATATCAGATACAGAAATTAAAGTAAAAATTCCAAGGTTCGCTAGGAGCGGGCCTTATAAAGTAATAACCGCTGGAGGAGAAATCATTAGGCCAGCCATATCAATCGACTCAATCTTTGTACCGTAATGTCAGTAATCAGTGGAAATATAGGGCAGACAGTACCGTTTAACGTAACGCAAGCGGGCGCGATTACTGGCGTCTATTTTGGTAGCGGGCTTTCTCAAAACGCAAAAGCTCAATCAAATAACACCACGATTTTAGCAAAGGTTCCAGAGGATGCTAATTGGGATTATGTCACTTTTAAAAAGACCCCCGAAACACGGACTCATAATGTAGACGCTACGGGGTATAAGCAAACTGGGGCATTTTCGAATCTTAACGCAGAGGTCGTAGCTAGCGGCTTCAGTAACTCATGTACATCTGGAGCCGCCTCTTACTCAAACGCTCTTTCTGCTGTCACTATTTGTAACTTGAACGCTACTGGCTCTACCCAAGCCTTAGCCTCTGGAAGATTGTATAACGCATACGCAAGCGGTTTGTGTGGAGACGACGGCTCTTATACCAACAGTGGTTATACTTCCGCTTCAACTAGGGTTTCTAATTACGCTGCGTTTGAGGATGCTTCTGGAGATTGGTTGGCTATAGGCGCGATAGAAGACACGGGCAACTTTATAAACCAGAAGGCGTCTGTGGCTGTAACCTGCTTAACGCCTAGGTCCGAGGCCACTAATTATAAATTTGTACCTATTCCTTTAATTACGTCTTTTTCACCAGCGGAAGGTGAGCAGGGCGACCCTCTGAATATTTACGGTTACGCTCTACATGACGTTTCTAACGTTTCTATTAACGACTCTGGGGTAACTTTCCAAAGAGTCAGTAATACGCGCTTGTCTGGCTCTGTTCCTGCTGGCGTTTTTAATCATAAAGTTAAAGTCCTTGGCCCGTCTGGAGTAACGTCTGAGTCTGTAGAGAACTATAAAAGCCTGTCCAACGCTGCTCCTAGCGCTGCGAGTTTAAGTCTTTCTATTTTACCCAATCAGTTTTTAGTGCGTAAAAAGGGCTCAACTGAGTCTATGTCTGTTATAGGCTCTAATATAACTGGGCTTTCTAGCGCGACTTTAACAGACCAGAAGGGGACTTCTGTCAATCTCTTATCCGACCCCAGCTTTAGCCACACCAATACAACCCTTAATGTTCCAGCCAGTGGCCTGAATCAAGGGCTGTATGATTTATCAATTCAAGGAACGCACGGTTCCGCTAGCGCTAATGATATAATATCTATAATCGATTCCCCAGTTATAAACCAATCTAACGTTCCCATCTCTAGCTCGGTTCTGATTAACGAGCCTACTACTTACGACACGCAAGGCGCTTTAGAGGTAGCTAAATATAACTCTCAGTATTCATTTACTACAGCTAAAAAACCTGACAAGATTTGCTTGTCTATGAGGAATAGCGGGATAACCAGCGGCTCCACTACGTTTAAGTTGGGCTATGAATATGACAGTTCATTTAATAGCACGGATTATTACTACATAAAATCAACGGGTCAGACCATCGTTAAGAGCGCAAAGTTAGCCGCCAACATGTTTAACAGTGGTATATATACTACAGATGAGTACGGAGACTCTTACGACGCCTTCTCTTATGCTTTACAACCCTGTTTATGCAACATAACTAATTCTGGCAACACCTACATATCGAACGCTTCTTCTTTTTACAGAAGCGGCATGATGACGGGTCTTATAACTGGCCAGACAGGAAATCATCCGTCTATAGTTCCTATTAAAAATTTGTGCATAAGCGACTTCAACGCTTACGCAAACGAAAGGCCATATCTATCATGCGCTCAAAGCGGATTCTTATACAGTACTGAGATACTTAACTCTTCCAGCTTCCCAACTATATACTTAAGCGGGACAGGGTATAGCAATGCCGCCAGCTCCGGAAGCGTTATTCAACAATTAAATTCGCATCCAGGTTATATTATAACCAATTGGAATCATGATTACGTTAGCGCCAGAGAGGCGAGCGTATACAAGAGCGGCATAAATTACCCTTATCCAACCGCTTCGTTTTCAGACTATACTTTACCCGCTTGGGAAAACATAAAGTTATCTGGAATGAACGATTTGTATCCTAACGGATATCCGGGAGGAGATAATTTGACCACTAGTTACGCGCACACGAATTCTAGCAATTATCAATTTAATAATAAGATTAGCGGTGTGGCTGGCACTGAGGCTCAAGCCAAACTGCAAATTGAATCTCAAAAAGACATTAGCTATTCTCAATGTTTAACTGGAAATTATGTACTTTCCTCCACTACTATAAACACAACCCTGAACTTAACTGGAATAACATACGGATACTGTTAAAATGCCAGAACCACACGTTACATATTATATAAAAGTTGCCGACAACGGCGACGGCGTTTCGCAGAATGAGTTTTTTATAAGCGGCTCGGGCGATACCTCGTGGAGTAATGACTTTAATCGTTATTTAGAATACCATAACGATTGTGGTTTTGGGGTCACGGGGATGAAGATATATAAATTTGACCAATCCGACCCTTCGAATGCTAATCATCCGTTCTATTTATCCATCTATCAAGACGGTACGCATGGTGGAGGGAACGCGGCTGACGTATTAGGCTCTCAAGATGGGGTATACCACTGTGGGGTTCCAGGAAATTCTGGAGCATCTACGAAAGTTAACATGCCAAGGATGTGGCAAAGCAGCAATTTTTACAGCGACATCTACCCTTTCTGCCCAAACCATTCCGCTATGGGAGGAACGTCTTATTTTACAACGAATAACATCTCTGGTGATGAATGTGTTTCTGGAGACTACCCTTGCAGCGGAGAATGCACTTTAGAATCATATTTAACTGGAATTTTGACGGGCTTGATACACTCTACTAATGTATCTCTTTCTGGGGAATATTCTGATTATAATATAAGTTCATATTCTATATCCACGGGTGTTCAAGCTGGACCGTACGAAGGGTGCGCTATATTTGCCACGGGTGCAACTGAGGCGGAGGCAAACTCCAGAAGAACCACGTACGCTAATGAATTTTATTACAGCGGCAAATGTTACGACGATAGACTGGGTGAAAACGCATTAATTAGTCAAACCAATACATCTAATGCGCCTATAAGCTTTAATACTCCCACTGCATTTTCTGGAGCAAACGGAACTTGGTTTTCGAGCGTGACAGGATTTTTCTCAAGTAGGTATTACGTTAATTACAACCCAGTCGTTAGCGGGCAGAAAACTGTTGGTACGGTTGATGTTGATTGTCCAAGTACGACTTTTGATGTAACCCTAGAAAGAGATAGACAAATGTGGTCAAGCACAGGAACCGCAGCGAAAGGCGATGACGTAGTAAGGAAATTAAATGTGACTCTCAACACATCATGTAGCGGCTACGAAACCAACTTGACTGCTGGGTGTGAGAAGGTGAGAGCTGGAGTTCAACAATACTGCAACAAAACCATTTCAAACAGCGGAACGGCATGCTGGGAAGACGACTTCGAAGAGGGCGAGTATAAAATTAAATATATAAGTGGAGCATATCAAACTAACAATAATAACTTCATGATTGGCACGGGCCATTTAGATGTAAGTGAAATAATATAATGAAGGTCATAAAACAATTTGAACAGTTAACTGTAAGTGGTGAAAATATTTACCATAATGCGGACACTAAGTTTTATTGGAATTCTATATCTGAGGCTAACCAAGCTGAAATCGTACCAAACTCTTTTGAAAATGAATCCAAGGTTAAACTTCATGTTCCTTGCTGTTTGCCAGACCACAATAAAATTGTAGTATGTAACTCCGTTGGTTGCTATACGGGAGCTCAAACTTACAGATACGTTGGTGCTCCAGTTATATCTGAATTTTCTCCGACATCGCAGGAGTGGGGAGACGAAGTAACGGTTAAAGGTAACTATTTTGAAGATGTAACGGGGGTATTTGTTGGTGAAACTCGAGTAGCAAATCACAATTGGCCTTCAAAAAGAAAGCTGGTTTTTGAAGTGCCTCACGGAATAGAAGAGGGCTTAATTACTATTTATACTAAAGTTGAATCTGCTACGTCAGTAAGTAAATTAACAGGTGTGCGCCCCCCGATAAACGGCACGTTAATTAATTCTCCTAGTTATTATAACTCGTCTGGCTTAATAGACGGTGAGTCTTTAGATTTAATAAACAGGGTTAGCCTTCAAGGTATTAATAATAAATCTGTACTGGTTGAAGGAAACAACCTATCCCAGATAAATACCACCGGATTGTACTTTAACGTGCCCCAAGGCGTAAAAAAGGATAGCTCTATCGCAATTCAAAACGTAACAGGCAGCTTTGTTGGGGGAGAATATCAGTCTTCAGTTAAAGAGGAGCTCAGCTTGGGTGTTAGGTTGAATCTTAAATCTCCATATATAGATAGCTTTGATAGTAATAAAGGAGCTTATCAGCAGAATATAAGATTGAGCGGAACGAATTTAGAACAAAGTAAAATTCTATTTAAAGGATACGACGACAGTTATATAGAAGGCTCATTCGTTAACTCTGGTGAATTTCATAAAACAGTTAGCGTTCCAAAAAATATTAAAACCGCAGCGGTTATGGCTAGCGGCATAGGCGGGGGGTATACAGGGAAACACTTGAGTTCTCAAAACTTTTTTCCGATACCAACCATTGTTCATATGCCAGCCAATTGGGTTGTTGGTGAAACAGTATCTATTAAAGCCTATAACGCTTCTGAGATAGTCAAGACCGTTGGTGTGTCTGGAAAAAATTTAAGATACGGTTATCGAGGTAAATTCTTCGTGTCAAATCCAGAGTCTACCGTTGAAGGGCCAGACTACTTTGGTTATGTTACGGTAGATAACTCTGAACTATCTCAAAACGTTCACGGCTTCACTAGGGTAACGGCTGTAGCTAATTCGGTGATGATTGGCGAAGGTAGAGCCTTCCTGCTTGCTTCCGCTGATTCTCCTGAGCGCCCTGTTATGGGGAATTTAGATTCGGATTTAAATAATTCTTATACCTATAAAAATTTAGATACATTAATGTATTCAACGCCAGTTAATATAAGCGGCAAAACGCCTAGCGTACTAGGCGTGAGCAAGCCTACTAGCGCGATTTCTGGGCAGGTAAACGTTTCAGGGAGATACTTCTTACCCTTAACGGGGGTAGAGCTCTACAACAGCACAGAGTCTAGAGTTATTCCGAGGAGCTCCTTGTCGGCAATAGGAGCCTATAAAATTGGAGTTATCCCTTCTGGAAACGCAAACACTTATGAATCCCCCAGCTATATATCTATCAAAATTGAAGATTTCAATTTCACTGGAAAAGTTGGACAATTTAGAATATTAAAACCTTAAAGCTATGTCTAATCAAATCACATTTATTAAGAAACCTATAATCACCAGCTTCGGGCCGACTGTTGGATTTACGGGCAACTCTTTTATAATCTATGGGGAAAATTTAGAGGATACGGAGCGTGTATATTTTATTGACGCCTTTGAGCAGAAAAAAGAAGTGGGCTTTAATAAGTCAACTACCGCTCAAGGTACGCCCATACTTACAGGAACTATACCTGTGCTCGACGGAACTCTAGGTAAATATATCGTAAGAGCTGAAAACTCCTTGGGCTTCGATGACTTTTGCTGCTTCGAGCATTATGTTTCGACTCAAACTTTGATAAGACATATATCTGGAGATGACACAAAGCAAACGAACGATAGGCTATCTATAAACTCTGAGATAAGTGCGTCGCCAACTAACGCGCAAGGCTTTGAAGTTTTAAATTTAAGCTATAATCCCGTTGGTCCAACCAACAAACTCTTAATCCAAGCCGAGTTGAGCTTGCAATCTAACTATTGGGGCTCTGCCGTGGTTGCTTTATTTAAAGACTCTGAAACAACCCCAAAAAAGGTATGGAATTATTCGCTATTGGGTTTGAACTTCGGACAGATTGCGAAAATCGGCTACGTCGCTGAAGCCGAATCAACGAGCGCTCAGATATGGAAAGTGAGAGTTGGTAGAGCGGCGGGAACCTTTCCTATTATTTATGTCAATAGAGATTCGAGCACTAACCTACCTTACGGCGGGGCCGCTAGCTCTTGGATGTCTATAACAGAAATAGATGCTTGATAATTATGAATATTTTAAAAATACTTGAGACTTTTTATAGAGACTATTCTTGGAATTTAGTTAATGATGATTATGAATCACTAAGCTGGGACGAGAACAACCCCATACCAAAGCCAACGCTAGAAGAACTGCAAGATAAATGGGATAATGATAGAGCCCCAATTGAGAACAATCAAGTTAATGAAGAACGCCAAGTGAAAATACTCACGGAATGGCCTATGGAGAAACAATTTGAAGCTATCACTGAGTTCCATATGGACAGACCTGAGAAATTAAATCAATTATTGGAGTTCATAAATCGAACCAAGGCTGACACGCCTAAGACTTCTTAGCGGTTTGTATTCTGTCTATAAGTTCGAATATTTTAATATTAGGAATATCTTTAACCGTCTCAAACTTGTCCGCTTTATCGTAGCCTTCTTGCACCAATTTTGCTTTCATTTTCTCGAAAGTAATTCCTCTCTGCTTCATAAGGGCTGAGAGGTGCTCCTTAGGGTCGAAGCTGACATTTTGATTGGCGTTGGACTGAGCCTGTTTGGAGCCGCCTCCTGCGCCAAGCTCATCTTGACCCACGATATTGATTCTCAAAAAGTTTCTAACACATCTAACGAAAGACCTATTTTCAGCTATGGCAGCTAAGTAATCCGAGGCAAAACTGTGAGTGTTGCTCGGAGAAGCGTCAGCGATGGCGGAAAATACAACCTCTCTACCTTCTGTTTCAAAGTTTGGTATCCACTTAATCTTACATGTCGCAACGACATAGTCTGCGCTAGGAGTTTTTACATCATACTCTACCGAAGCGTAACCCCTAATTTGAGCAAGCTCTTTGATGCCGCCTAGAAGGATTAGCAAGTCTTTATCTTCTAGTTGAGAAGTGTCTGTTTCTTGTGTGCGCTGTCTATTTGAGACTAGGTGCTCCGCCTTAACCATCT